GCATAGGATAGTATATGAGTCTTTTAATGGTAAGGTAAAAGATGATTTGGTAATAGATCATATAGACAATAATAAGTTAAATAATAATCTTAGTAATTTAAGAAAACTCACAAATAGAGAGAATATATGTAGGTCAAAGGTTTCAAAATACGGAAGGGGAGTGCATTACTTTGAGAAGATAAATAAATATGGTGCTTGCATTCAGATAAATAAGATACAATATCATTTAGGTGTGTTTTGTGATGTTGAAGATGCAAGAAATGCATACGACAAAGCTTTATCGGACTGGAACGATAATGGGATATTGCCTTATAAGAGAGATAGGACTGTAAAAAAATGTAATGCATGCAACGAGGTGAAATCTGTATCTGAATTTTATTACATAAAGGGTCATGGCTATCAGTATATGTGCAAAGAGTGTCAAAAAAAGTACGGAAAAGAATACAGGCTTAAAAAGAAAAAAATGCGAATAATAACATAGAATACATTGATTGACTTCTCATTGTGATGGTGTGAATGAAAATTATTATCTTGCACCAAAAAAAGAAAGTCATGAATTGTAACACTTGTAAAGATGACAGACCTGATATTCTGAGATCTAATATCTGTATCGGGTCTGATCTGTGTAATGACTGTACGGACAATTGCGAAATTCTTCCAAAAGAATGCGATTGCCCGTATGGTCATTTAAGCGATCATTGCATTCATTATACAGGATGCAAGACATTCATATCCAAATTAACTCCAGGTATGCCTTATAATGAGGTTATGCATAATATAGAACTGGTTTTTGAAAACATAGATAAGTTTTTGGATAGGATAGTTGAAGAAAATACGCTTCTAAAACAAAGGGTTGAACAACTTGAAAAACAACTTCAAAATGGAAAAGAGTGCACAAATTGGTAAGGACTTAAGTGGTAAACACGTATATGTTCCACATGTGGACGAGACGCCGGTGCCATGCCCGGACGGATACACCTGCACGAACTGCGTGTACTGCGCGGACGGCATCAACGCTGGCTACTTCAGTCTGGCTCAGAAATCTGATCTTACGGCTTTAATCAATGCAATGATATGCCGTATGGAATATCAGGATAGGGAAATAGAATTTTTAAAACAAAAAATAAATATTTTAAGTAACAATGGCAATAACAGGTAACGGTTGTTTTGGCAGTCATGGTGGGTGCGAACGCCCACATCATTGCAATATTCCTTCTTCTAACATATTCTATGATGGAGAAACTATAGAAGAAGCTGGTTTGTATCATGGTATGCCTTTAGACAGAGCTTTGGCTAATTTAGCTAAATACGCTTCAAGGGCTATTAACGTAAGTGGATCTGTCAATACAGAAGTGTTTGACGGTACTTCTCATGTGGTTCTCAAAAAAGATCCGGCAGAAATTCTGCTTGTATCTTATTGCGGGGGTGTCGTGCCTTCTGATATGTATAAAGTCCAGGGTCGTACTGTTAGGTTCTGCCGGGATATGTGTCAACAGGATGAATTTGCTGAAGTGAGGGTCGTGTACCGAGAAGAGGCAAATAGTTCTTATGGGTTCCATTGTTAATTTAGGAGGATGAGAAATGGCAGAAAAATGCAAAGGATTTATATGTGGGGGTAATCTCGTTGATGGCTCTGTGCCTTCTGATAAGTTAGATAAAGAAACCATTATCGAGCTTATTAAAGAGATTCTGAAAGAGGAAATGCACGAATCTTGGCTTAAGGAAATAATAGAAACCATACTTAAGGAATCCATTGATTCGGATTGGCTTCGTGAGTTCTTTAAAGAGGTTCTTAAAAAATATGCTAAAGAGGAATGGTTTAAGGACATTATCTGCGGCTTAGGATGTGTAGGTGTACAAGAGATATTCGACGTTATTCCTACTGACATAACATTTGAAGCTACAGGAGGTACGGCTACGGTTCAGGTGGTTGTCGATGATGGAGTTGAATGGGAGTTGACACTTTAAATTAGGGAGGATAATTATGTCGAGAGAGAAAATATATAAGATGGATGATGGTTCTTGGCTTACCTCGGACAAGAAGGAAGGTGTCGGTCGTGATAAAATGAATTTCGATGCTCCATCTTGGAAAGGAAGGGAAGATAGGATCACTATCCGAATTGTGAAAAAATCCGATACTGAAAGTATGAAAGCTATTACTTTCAGGCAAAAAGGAATTAAAATCACAGAAGTCTCGGTTAGCAGGCTGGAGTTCCCTATATCTGGTGGAGATAAGCAGGTCCTTATTACTACCAACTCCGCTTCGATCAATGCCCTTATTACGGGTGAGAAAGATATAAAGGGTGTCATAAAAGCATTTACCACCGCTTCCGGTCTTAATATTGACGTCAATGATATTAGGCTTGATTATGGTTTCCCTGGTGATCCGGGTCTTGAAGACACGTTCCAGGTTTCGATGATTGTTTCCATGCCTGGCAATGAGGATGGGAATGAAGTTAATGAGAACATAACTATAAATGGTGTACTGATTCCTATTTATCAGCCTGGAAAGGTCGTTCCTTACATTAAATTGGATAAGGAATTTGAACAAATTGAGGGTGATGAAACAAGCACGCAGTTAAGTATAGAAAGTAATATAAAAGATTATGTTATTGAAATAGTTGAATGCGAGTCTGTGGATAAGGAGGAAATCTACCTGGACAAGGATGTTGTTGATCTTGATTCAGATGGATCACCGGAGGTAATCAACGTAAGTACAACTCCCGAAAATTTAAGATGGAGGATTAGCGAATGAAAGTAGGTAATTGTTGGGCGAACATAGATAAGAAAGAAGGCAGTCTTAACAGTAAGGTTAATATTTACTTTGATGAAAATGATACTGGTGCCAACAGAAGTGTCAAGATAAGGGTGTCTTCCAGGGATGGTAGCGTATCTGAAGAATGTACGGTAGTTCATAGAAAAAAAGAACAGGTAGTTTATAGAAATAAAAGGCAGTCGGCTCTTTTCACAAAAGAAGGATGTAATCCTGAGACAGAGAAAGGGGAAGAGCTTGAGTACGTTGTTGAGGCCGGAAAATACACGTCTATCATATCTCAGTCTGATGCTGATGACAAGGCTATGAGAGACATTGAGCAAAATGGTCAGAACTGGGTTAATGAGCATGGTCGTTGTATAACCATATTATGGTACAATGTCAAGAAATCAAAGTCGTTTAGAAAGAACGACTGCGATCCTGATACCGAAGAAGGAAGTTTGGTTACGATGACGATCGAAGCCGGGCAGTTCTCTTCTTCCATAAGCCAAGAGGATGCTGACCGTAGGGCTGAAGCCGAGTTGAATGCCAAAGGTCAAGACTATGCTAATTCTCATGGCACTTGCAATACCATAAAATGGTACAACGACAGGAAATCCAAAATGTTCCAAAAGACAGATTGTGAGGTAACTGAAGTTGGATCTATGGTAGAGTACGTTGTAGAAGCCGGCCGTTTCTCTTCTTCTGTTTCTAAGGAAGATGCTAATCAGAAGGCTTTGGAAGCCTTGGAAGCTGAAGGTCCAGGGTATGCTAATGAGCATGGCACCTGTGAAACCAATTTATGGTATAACGTAGAGAAGTCGAAAGTATTTTATAAGAATGACTGCGAAGATGGGTTTATCGGAGCACCTTACACTTACACGGTAGAAGCCGGTAAATACACATCAGACGTAAGTCAAGAAGATGCTGATCAGAAAGCTCTTGATGATATAGAGAAAAATGGTCAGGATCAGGCAAACCTGAATGGAGAATGCGTTACTGATCCAAATTATTTCGTCGGAAAGGCTTCGGCTCGTGTTCAGAAAAATGATTGCGATGCTGAATCTCAGACCGGAAGCTTTGTCGATTTAACTGAAAAGGATCTTGCTGGATACCCGGATGCTTTTGTATCAAGGGAAAGCCAGGAGGCGGCTAACGCGCTCGCTCAGGCTGCTATGGAAGAACAGAAACAGGATCTTGCAAATAAGAAAGGCACTTGCATAGATAAAAACCAATTTGTTGGTGTATATAGCAAGGTATTCACAAAAGACAATTGCGACGGAGAAGGCGTAGGTTCGCAGGTAACAGTAGACCAAGATGATGTAACCGGTGGTCCTTTTACTTCATACGAAAGCCAGGAGGCGGCTAACGCGCTCGCTCAGGCTGCCGTCGAGCAGCAGGGCCAGGCCATAGCCAACCGGGACGGACATTGCACGTGGACTGGTAAATACAGTGAAGAATTTACCAAAAACGATTGTAATGAAGGTCAGGTAGGGTCTAAGATTACTGTAACCGAACAAGATGTTGTTGGTGCTCCTTTCACATCTACCGTGAGTCAAGATGATGCTAATAACAAGGCTAAAGCTGCTGTCAAAGAACAAGGACAGGCTATTGCTAACAGTAAGGGTAATTGTGAGAATATGACGGTCTATACCGGTCATTACAGCAAGAGATTCGTTCCTGAATGTGAAGCTTGCCATAAGGGTGTAGAAATGGAGGTTACGGCCGAAATGGTTAATGGTAGTCCTGTTACGTCTACAGAAAGCCAGGATGCGGCAGACGCAGAAGCTCGTAGGATCGTAGAAGAAGGAGGCCAGGCCTATGTTAATAAAAACGGCAACTGTACGCCACTTAGCACCGATCCTGTATGGGAAGACGTTGTTCCGGAAGAACTTAGATGTAATGAAGGTAAGTCTCAGAAAAAGCAACATGATACCAACGAATGTTCTGAAACCCACAATCAAGAACGTTGGGTAGATGGTGGGAACAAAGTTTGTAGCTGGACCGGTCATTACTCAGAAACGTTCCAAAAGAACGACTGTGAAATACCGGATTCAGGAACAGAAGTAGAGGTAAGTGAAGCTGATGTTGAAGGCAATCCTTTTACTTCTTTCGTAAGTCAAGAGGATGCTGATAATAAGGCTAAGGAAGCCGTTAAAGCTCAAGGGCAGGCTATTGCTAACCAAAAAGGTAAATGTAGGTTCGTAGGCGTATATAGCAAGCAGTTTACAAAAGACAATTGCGGATCATGTCAGCATGGCGTTCCGATGAGCGTAACACAAGACATGGTGGGTGGACCGTTCTATTCTAATGAAAGTCAAGCTGATGCTAATAAGAAGGCTCAAGATGCTGTAAATTCCCAAGGTCAGGCTTATGTTAACAAGAACGGGACATGCGAAATGGACAACACCGATCCTGTATGGGTAGATTCTGAACCGCTTGAAACCAAATGTGAAGGAGGTAAATCTTATAAGAAGCAAGTCAATACCAACGAATGTTATGGTGGAGCAGATGAACGCTGGGTAGAAGGTGGAGATAAGGTATGTACCTGGACCGGAACATATAGCAAGCAATTTACAAAACAGTGTGCTGATGGAGGTGTCGGATCTAAGGTTACTATAGACCAAGATGATGTAACCGGCGGTCCTTTTACTTCACACGAAAGCCAGGAGGCGGCTAACGCGCTCGCTCAGGCTGCCGTTGAGGCCCAAGGTCAGGCTCTTGCTGACGCACAGGGCACTTGTACTTGGACCGGTAAGGCAAGTAAGGTCTTCACCAGAAACAATTGTGGAAGCTGCCAGCATGGTTCTTCTGTTACCGTAACCCAAGATGAAGTGGGTGGTCCATTTACGTCCAATATCAGTCAAGCTGATGCTAATAAGAAGGCTCAAGATGCTGTAAATTCCCAAGGTCAGGCAGTAGCTAATAAGAATGCTGATTGCTTGCCTGATAGCACAACACCTTCTTGGTCGGATACCGGAAGCACCCGTTGTGACGGGTGTACGTCTCAGAAGCAACAACGTGACACCAATCCATGCTCTTCTTCTTATAACGACACAAGATGGGTTAATGGAGGTGGAGAGTCTTGTACTGACTGGTCTTACTATGGAACAGGAGACTGCGTAGGTCATACTCAGTACAATGCTTATCGTGATAGTTGCTCTGGTCGCATAGATCGTCGATATTCTGTAAGTTGTAGAAATTGCTGTAATTGCGGATCTTACGGTTCTTGGCAAGAAAATGGATGTAATGGAACCAAAACTAAGTTTATTCGTTACGATGATTGCGGAAATTCTGATACTAAAGAAGAGTATGTTATTGGAAGTTGCGGATATGCACCATATGAATTTCAGTTCCATGATGAAAGAACGAGCAAGTCAAGGTCTGTAACTGGAGAATCTCAGAATATTGAAGAAGTTATCATAAGTACCAAGAATGATTCATATATAGGATATTCTGTTAAATCGAAACCTTCTTGGTGCTCTGTTGATTACAGAGACCAGACATCTGAAAGCATGAAGGCTGTGGTGACGTTATCTGCCAATACAACATCTTCTTCCAGATCTGGTGACATTGTTTTTGTTCAAAATGAATCTGGAAAGACTGTTACTCTTAGCATTACACAGGCTGTTGCAGTTACTTACGAATTTAGTGCCAACCAAAGCACTTGGAACGCCAATGCAAATGGAGGTGCAAATAACTCATATTTATGTATTCAATTAAAAAGTAAAAAGAATGGAAGTAAGATAGGATACGCTGTATCATCTAAACCAAGTTGGGTTACAGAAGTTACAGAAAAACCATCAGGAGTAAGTTGTCCTGCTTTGTCAGGTTATGATTATTCATTTGTAATAATCTCATCCGCAAACAGCTCTTCATCTTCCAGAAGTGGCACTGTGACATTGAAGCAAAATGAGTCTGGGAAGACTGTTAACATAACAGTCAACCAAGAAGGCAAGGCAGAGGCTAAGCCTGTTCCGGCGCATATTATATTGAAAAACGGCTCTTGGGCTACATATAGGAGGAATAATGTTTCTTATAACCCTGGCGCCGGTAAGTGTATTGCCGGATTCGAATGGACTGGTGATGAAAATGGAAATATCCGAATCTACACCTGTGATATTAAGGTGGTGGATGCTAATTATCGTGAGATATCTGGAGCTACTATAAGCATCGGAACAACAACCCAGAGAAAACAATCCGGAAGCTCTTGTTCGTATTTCGGGGCTGTAATGGGTGGTATATTGACAGGATATGTTCATTCTGGAGATGAGAATGGATATACTACATGGTATATACGAACTATAAACGTGTCTTACGAAGGCAAAGTGTATAAGACCGCTACTGTTAGGCAGTATGAAAAACAAAATATCTCCAAGAAAGGTGGTGTTTTCAATGTATATAATGAATCTCCTGCTTCTTACAACTTTATCGTAGATGGAGCTGAGTGTGGTGATGAAAAAGGTACTTTGAAATACGCTTATTCTCAAATGGATCTTAATCCAGCATAATTAGCAAGGGGAGGGAATTTAGTTCTCTCCCCTTGAATATTTTAGATTATAATATTGTGTTTTAAGTATTGTCTATTAGAATAAAAATGATTAATATTGCACATCATTCAATTTTAAATTTTTAGTATCATGGCTTGTAAAAAGAAAGCTCGTCAGGGTGGGGAAGTTGATAAAAAGGACAAACCCAAAATGCGTCAAGGCGGTAGTGTTGGCGGTAAGATGAAAAGAAAGAAGACGAGCACTAAAAAGTGATTTAAAACCAGGGGAAGGTGCTGATCGCCTTCCCCATTTTAATAACATAACAACAACATATTATGAGCAACAAGTTTATTAGCAAAGGACAGAGGAATGTCTGTGTGACGTTTGTGAAGTATTATCCTGTGTTGATGCAGGTTATTATGTTAGCCAGCATTTTTGATGAGTTTTATCCTTTTAGTATCACTAATTGGCTGTATCCGATATTAGGTCATTCTATATCATGGGACCTATTTCTCTTGGCTTTTCAAGAATGTTCAGGTTTTGTATATGGCATAGGTTATTGATCTATAGCATGATTTTTAATATCTGTGTAGAATGGGTTACGGTTAATATTGAGATGCCTATTGAGCACAATATCGTAGTGTGGTCTGTTATGGCTGTTACTCTTCTGATAATCATTGCCTCTATTGTTTTAAGGTTTAAAACAGGATGTTTTGAAAATGAAAGAAATTCTGACAGAGACGCTGCGTAAAAGCGGTGCGGCGGTATGCGATAAGATAAAGGAGATGTTTTTAAGCGGGGAATGCGATCATCTTACAGCCAACGATCTTGAGACATGGACGCAGCTTGCTAATCCGGCTAAGTACTATACCGGAGAAGAGGCTGTTTCTTATCTTAATGTAACTTCTAAAAGATTTTATGAATATCGTAAGGCTAAGTTGGTTCCTGATCCGGTTAAGATAAAGGGATTCCCTAAGCCTTTATATACGAAAGTCATGTTGGATGAGGCTATAAAAACCATATCCGGTATGAGTGAAAGAGATATTTATATGAGGATATTGAATGCTAAATCAAGAGAATCAAGAGCAAAAGAAAGGAGGGGAGCATGATCACTAATGGTGAATTTGTATCAAGAGTCGTAAACGGTATTCATGCCCTTGACAAAGATTCGCATGTTAGTCGGAGATGGATATTGAATATCGGTAGAACTAAAGCCGAATCTTATACGGCCCAGAGGTGGGATGATGGGACGTTACTTGGCGACCACCGGCTCCTAACTTACGTTACTTGTCTGGAGATGATTGAAGTTGATAAAATAGTTTGCTGCGATGCCGAATTTGCGTTGTGTAATACACTTATGCGTTCAAAGCATAGGCTTCCAGGACTTCTTTATTCTGCCCTCAGACCGGCTATTACTAAGGTGACTAACGTAGATAACACTATATTTTTTAAGTTCGCTGAAATAAAGTCGTATCGCAATGAACAAAAAAGACCGTATGCTAAATACGTTAAAGAACGTCGTCCTTTTTATTATGTAGAAAACGACTATATTTATATACCGGATTTTCATATAGAGCTTATTAACGTAGAGTTCTTTACAACAAGAAGAAAGAAGGCGCTGGAGTTAATGGCTTGCGATCCTACACCTAAAGGGTGCGAATCTGAATGGGAATACGAATTTATTTGCCCTATTAAGCTGATTGAGTATGTAGTGGCAGAGACGATAAAGGAAGTAGCATTCAGGCTACAGATTCCTATTGATGAAAATCCGAATCTTGATTCCAATCAGAAAAGTCAAATTGTTCAATAATAAAATATTATTTATCTTTATTTGGGTCTTAGTTGTGAAACCAAGACCCATTTTTATATAACTTAGTAACATGAAAAGAACATCAATACAATCACCGTATTTTGCAGCCTACTACCATCGTCTTATGAAGAGAAAGAATGGTTTTAAGAAAGGCATGATAAGAGATAGAGGAGAGGTTTTAAGGCTGTTGTCTATTATATGGAAAACCGTATCAGAGCATTATGTGGAAGCTGATGCTGGTGTTTACGTAGATAACGTGGGCTACTTATGCCATGTGCTTATACCGGGCCAGCGCTTTACCGTCAGGCGGGACCTGGACATCGTGAGCAGGCTCGGCACCAACGGCTACCTCTACAACCATCTGGCTATGGATTTCGCAGACTCTAAAAGATATTACCATTTTGTAATACAAGATAGCTTGAAAAAGAAGTTAAGGGTTAAAATGAATAAAGGACGAAGATATCGATTTATGTACAATGAAATACTTGCTAAAAGAAGAGTGTTTAAAGATTTCCAGATTAAGAGAGTTTTCGAAGATAAAGAATTAGGACACAGAAAGTCGTAGAAAAAAAGTAGCGATCACCCTTTGTAGATACAGGATAATCGCTACTTTTGCATATCCGTCTACTTTCTCAAGCAGGCGGATACAAAAAAACAATTCCTATTATGGGAACAAAGGTAAACAATTTTCAAAACAATGCGAAGAACAGTAACATTATTTTGACGCAAAAATCCAGCGAAACGGAAACAAACGGGAGCGTAACAATCTTTAAAAATTCAGAATTTGGAGATATTAGAACCATAGTAGATCCAAATGGAGATGTGTGGTTCGTGGCTATAGATGTAGCTCGATCACTTGGCTATGCTACGCCTAAAAATCCAATAAAAAGACATGTTGATGAAGAAGATACCATTCTTTTGCAACTGTCTGATTTTCAGAGGGGCTCGTTTTGGGCTCCCTTGGAAATCAATGAGTTAGACAGCATACGTGTAATCAATGAATCTGGGTTATATTCTCTTGTTTTGTCATCAAAATTAGAATCGGCAAAGAAGTTTAAACGATGGGTAACATCCGAGGTTCTCCCCTCTATAAGAAAAACGGGTTCTTACTCTATAACTCCTAAAGATTATCCATCTGCCTTAAGAGCTTTAGCTGATGAGGTTGAAGCCAAGAACAGAGCCATAGCAGAGAGGGTTCAAGCTGAAGCCGAGAAACAGCAAGCCATAAAGACAATAGAAGAGCAGCGTCCCGATGTGGAGTTTGCGGAGTCGTTCAAGAAAGTTGATCATGAAAACATGTGGTTGATTAGAGATATCGCGAAGAAGCTTGAACAAAATGGTATTATCATCGCCGAGAAGAATCTTCGTTTGTTTCTTGAGGAAGTCAAGTTCATGTTCAGAAATGGGCAGGGTAGATGGGAGCTATACAGTGATATTGTCAAAAATAAGTTTGGTGTTTACAGATCATATTTTGTTGACAAATATTCTGGGGAAAGAGTTAATCAGCAAACCATCTACATGACTGGTGCCGGATATGAAGTCACGCTTAAGGGGATAAAGGAAAAGTGTAGGAGCCTTTTCTTGAAGTACGGCAAGTTTGAAGATCCTAACTTTTGAAAACACAAAATATGGCGTTATACATATTATTCATATCTTTGTGGAGGTCAGGTTCGTTTCCTGTCCTCCATTTTTTTTAAGAGATGACAGTCGAAAATTATATCATAGAGTTAAAATCGTCTTTAAGATCATTTGACAAGCGTGATCTGATAGATGAGGTATCCATCTACAAATGGATAGAAATTGCCCTGAAGAAGTTTGGAGGCGATATTACTATGCGCAAAGAAGCGGTAGTGGATGTCAAGCGAGGGCAGGCCCGTATGCCTGGTGATTACTTTGATCTTATTCTGGCTTTCAAATGCGATTTTAAAGGATATGAGGTGCCTGAAGGTGATAAGGTGATACCAGAGCTTCAAAATACAATAGCTTGGAAAGAACGTACCGAGAGAAGTTATAGGTGGTGTTCTTGCGATGAATGTTGTAAAGACGAATGCGAGAAAGTGATAGTTGAAAAATTTTATATCAATGTTCATGATCGCGATCATGAAGTTCGTTGCTATTATGACCGGCCGGTAATGTTAGGTCTTGCTAAGCCTATGCTTCGTGATTCTTGTTTAAGTAAATGCCGGAATAAGGTAATAAAGGATAGTCCGTATGAGATAAATATCGTAAACGGATTCCTGTATGCTAATTTCGATGGACCTATTTACATGCAGTATCGGTCTCTTCCCTTTGACGGAGAATCTAATATAATTATACCAGATACGCCTCAAGGCCTGGTTTTGGATTATGTAGATAATTTTGTAAAGATGAGATTCTTTGAGGAACTGATGTATAATGGAGAAGCACAAGGTGCTGCCGATTTATTTAAGTTGTATGCACAGCAAGATTTGGTTAAGCTGAAAAATGCTAAGACCGAACTTAAGATGATGGGTATGACATTGAAAGGCATGTACGAACCTCTTAGACGGCGCCGTGCTGAGTTTGAGATATATACTAAGGCGTATCCAGTTATTGACGATATACTTAAAATGGTATGATTGAGGTAGTTTTATTTATATACTTGTCTGGCGTTATTGCATCTATGATTGTTTGGTCAATCAGGCAATTTAAAGGAGATGCAAGTTTGGTAGAGACAATGTACTGCCCAATAGTATTTTTGTCGAGTTGGATATACGTATTCGAAATATTAAAAAAATAAACAAAATGTTAGAAGTTAGTGCAAGCGAAATAGTAACTGCCGACAAAATGAGAGGCGTAGGACCGGCAAACATCATTTTCACAGCCGGCCCTAATCCGGTAGCTGAAGATCGTAGAGGCGTAGCTAAGGTAACGGCTGGTGGAGAGAGTAAGAGTGTTACAATCACACAAGCTGCCGGCGAGCAGGTCGTTGTAATTCCTGAGTTCGATTATCTTGTTCTTAGATACGGATGGGAATCAGAAGACGGTTCTGATTTTGATACTGCAACTGGGTTCACCAATACAGGCATCTCGGATGTAGATAATAAATACGTTGGATGGAGTAAGCAGTGGGCTACTACCCAACAACAGGTAGGTGATTACCTTATTTATGGTGGTGATAACATGCAGTCAGGACTCGAAGGGGCACTTATTAAGATGAAGACCTTGCTATCAGCGCCGGGCATGGACGAGTCGGAGCCTAATATCAATGCTGATATCTATGGTAATTGGTATGGAAATAGAGGGCGAGGAAATGTCGTTGTGTCTTTTACAGCCTACCTCGGAGGAGAGATGGTTAAACAAGGATTTAACTTCATTAACGAAGGCGGCGAAGAAGTTTACTCCGACAGTATCACTACCAACGTTTTGGCTCATGGTGAAACCAATTACCAAAATATAAAAGGTTTGTACACTAAGATGGGTACGATGGTCTACAATAAAGAAAAACGAGATTGTGTAATCGTAATAGGGTAATGGCATGGAAGATCTGTGGAGTAAATACGATAAGATAAAAGAAGTCTTCTATAGGGATTTCGTTTATGATTCCAGCTACACAGAGCAGGCCTCGTGCATCCCACTGTCGTCGGTGAAGAACGGGGTAGGCTGGGTCGGCGACGGAACCATTAACCTGGCCCAGTATCTTCAGTTTGTATATACGGAAATGATTCTTGGTAACAAGACAGAAGATGATGTTCGTAATGCGATACTGGTGCTTACTCGTCTTGCCGATACTACTTATGATCTATTTTTTAATAGCAATAAAGGTATTTATTTCAAATTCGAAAAAGGATTTTTTTTAAGAGACGATATCCATAGCAAAGATGCAAGCAAATTCGGTCTTACCAAGATAAGTTCCGGGTACACTAATGGTATAGAGTTGAAAGACGAAGATCCATGCTTCTCCCCATTCACTTCACAAGATCAGATCTGGAATCTGGCTCCTATATTAGCTTTCTTGTCAGAAAAAGGATTTGAAGAAGCCAGGCAAGCAGGATACGATATTTTTGAGTATGTTATTAGAAACAGACACAAGATATACAATCCTTATTACAGTGCCTTGCTTCATCATTGGACATTCCTTCCTGATATGGATACCGATAAGGTCAAGCCGTGGGATAGGGTTAGCAACCGTAACAAGAATCTTAAATACAAAGTTAAGGTTAAGAGAGGTGCTAACAACTGGTACTTCTCTGGAGGGTTCAGATGGGCTTTTAAGAAGTTTGGAGGCGAGTGCAGTACATTCTGGCATTGCCTATGGTATAAACCATTTATATTCTTAGCAGATAGGGTATATCATCCATACATATGTAAATGGTTTGGTATTAAGGCTAAAAACAATTCTTACTATTGCCTTGGGTCCACAAATGAAAAATCATGGTACGGTCCTAAGTTTAGAAAGAGGTTGGTTAATAAGTTTAACAAGTCTCTGGAAGGGGGAGAGCTATTTATGCCGCATCTTGTTTTTCTTAGAGGGGGTGAAGACGTTGATAAAAGCAAGTTAAGATCTTATCTCGAAAAATGGGAATGGGATGGAGTTAATTCTCCTATTGAGTTTTTGATTTTGTGCAATTGGTTTAAAATTATTTTTGGCAATGAAAATATATTATAAATCAAAAATAGCCAAGTTATTTACGTTCATTGACGGCTACAAAACAATTATGTTATTTGGAGCCGTATTTACCGAACGTGATGCTATATCACTGAAGGCCGAATATCATGAAGAGTCGCATTGTAATCAGTATCATACAATGTTTTGTTTTGGTATGTTCGTGTCTTTGCTTACAATAGGATTGTGTCTCTTATTCGGTAATGTAGGATGGTGGATGCTGTGGTTGTCTCTTATTCCGATATTTTTATACTATTCATGGTATTTAATTGAGTACCTGATTAGGTTGTGCATATATCGCGATCATGATAAGGCATATCATAATATCGTGTTTGAAAGAGAAGCCTTCGACTTAGAAAAGTATTGGAATCGGCATGATGTTTTGAGGAAGGAGTCGGAAGGGTTTAGTTTCCTCGGTTATTATAGGAAGGAGTATCATTATGAGTAGGAGAAGATATTTTGAAGAACAGAGATCTGGTAATGGAGCTATTTATCATTGTGTAGAAACAGAAATCGAGCCTGGAGATAGGATCAGGTTATTTAATTTAATGAATAAAATCAAATCCGATACAATTAGCCAGGATAAGATAAATAGCGTATTGAATCAACTTAGAGAAGGAACGGCCTTTAATATTCATACTCATAGTTCAGTTTCTTTTTCGTTTTCAAGCACCTCTACCGGTTACGAACCAATGGCAATATGGATTAGATTTGACCCGTATCCTGCAAGTGAACAACAGGGTATTATATACAAGTTTCAGATAAATGACCAGAGGTACGTTTTTATGTTTTCTAATAGATACGATGGAATGAGAGATCTTATTAACTAAAGTTTCCCACCCCTTAAAACACTAACTTTTCTCATTTTCCTTTGTCTGTCTTCCCCCATATCCATTGACTGTTAACACATGCCTAACAGAAGTTATGCAGACTATCCACATACTTCGTCCCATTTTTCCAACGCTTCAGCCATTACAAGGATTTTGCTCATCTCTTTGTCGTTTCCGCTGATTGTAGCCATAAGGTATTGGGGCGTCATTCCAAGTATTTCTCCTAAAATGCGAAGAATGCGTTCGATGCAGGTAAGAACTCGCTTCCATAACGTGAGTGCCATGAGATCACCCTCCATATCCGAAAAGAGTTCGCCCATGGTTTGATATTCTGTGAATCTCTTTTCCAAAGCCATGACGGTATATGTAAGGTAACACAGCGTTGCGTCGGCTATCTGACCATTAAAGTCACAACCTTGATAACCTCCTAATCCGAGATATTGCTTAGTCTCCTTGTTCATCACCTCTATGTTCCATCTAATCTGATACACTTCAAAGGCTTTTACGAAAGACATCGTTGTATCCGTGGTGAGCAGAACGTTCCATGCGGAGTTTCTACCATACTTGATGAGGAAGATTCTGATAGGTATATCTCCTAAGTTGCCGTTGAGCTGAATATATCGACATTTGTATTTACGACAGTTCTTTCCTCGTTCACGTTCATAGGTGGCAATGAGTTCTGCAGCATTTTTCTTTTTGCCCGATATAGTGTATTTTGTCTTTCCCATTTTTGCAAGTCCAACAAAGTGCATTGCCCCTTTACCTATGCTTCTAACACATGTCATAAGTTGCTCGCAGGTGAACCAACTATCGGTAATCACATACTTCGCATGTAACCCCATCTTCCATCCACGGCGAAGCATATCCATGGCAACTTCCAGCTTAGACATCTTACACTCTTGAAAGCGCTTATAATCAGGATTGCCGGTGTTCCTCTTGGTGTGATATGCCTTTTTGAGTTGCTGTCTTGTCAGCCCGTAGTTGCCTTGCTTCCCCTTTTCTTGATGTAGTGAAAAATCAAAGGGTATAGTTGTCTTGCCGTCAAAGAAGGCACAAAGTAACAGCTTGTAGCCCAATACGCATCTGCCTTTCATATGGTCGAAAACACGACTGATACCCTCCATCCTCACACCACTCTTCTCAAGTACGGTGTCATCTATAATGAAACATGTAGTGGTATCTGATTGAGGAACTTCGCCATACTTACGCAATAGGCACATATAACGCAGTGCAAAGTGGTTCATCAATCGTCTCCAATCCATCTGTGGGCGAATCATCATGCGATAGAAACAGTTCTTACCATGATTTGAAAGCTCATATATCTTATGTTTGCATATACTATGGATGCTCTCGCCCACAATGCGGAAGAGGCAAAGAGAGAGGAGCAACTCCGAAGCCGAAACTCCGTCCTGTTTCTCCAATGAAAGGCGAGATAATAGGTGACCGATGCCAAACTTGCCAAAAAGATGAAATAAATCATCACTCATTCGGGTTTTAACACTCAAAAGTTTGGATAACTCACTTATTTTCTCTATTTTTGCTTCCATAACAGTTTTGTTGTCTTGTCTTTAAAATCAGTTCTTTAGCGATTACTAATTTACAAAGAAAATTCGACAAACTGTTATTTTTCTATCTATTTATTTGGGTGGGAAACTTTAGTTATTAATAATGCAGATGAAAATGTTGATTGTATTACTTCTGCAACAGAGAGTAGTATATATCACAATGATTCTTTTTATATATTTGCGTAAATTATGAGGAGGAGATTCGAATATAAAGACAGGGAGCTTGAAGACTTTCTTATAAGGTTTTATCCGGCTGGCAATTACACATGGATAGTTCCTGATGGCTGTTTTCTCGTAGACGTTTTTTTAGTTGGAGGCGGAGGCAGCGGTAGCTCTGCCGGCGGTGGAGGTGGTTATACCAAGACCTTCAAATCTGATAATAAAGGCTGGAAAGACGGAGAAGCTATTGCTGTAAAACCTGGTCAATCTATTTCTATAACAGTAGGAAAAGGAGGAGAACAAGTTTATCAAGCCGAACATAATTCTCCTGGTAGAGATGGTGGTTATTCTCAATTTATGAGCTCGTCTTATAGAGCAAATGGAGGAAGGGGAGCTAATAAGTGGAGGGGAGGAGATGGTGGTAGTGCCGGCAGTTCGACATATACGCAAGATGCTGCTTCGGATGGTGGAGACACTAATGGAGCAAAGTATGGAGTAATCAAAGGTCAAGGTCATACTACCAGAGATTTTGGAGAATCCGGCGGTAAAAGAAATGCCGGTGGTGGAAGCGGAGAAACCCAAACCGGAGTAGTATTCCAAGGCGGAATATCCGATTATAGTGAAGGATCTGGCACAGGAGGATCAACAAACGGATCTGGTAAAGGAGGTGGAGGTTATGGCGGCGGAGGAGGCGGCGTCAGATACGCTATGGTTTATGCCGGAGCCGGCGGTGATGGCACTGTGTTGATTAGGGGTAAAAGATATAAGACAGGGTGATTATCTGCCATTTTACGCTCACTTTGAAAGCCCATGATTAAATCTCTTTTGTTATCTTTGTGACAAACAGTTACAAAGATGGCATCAGAAGATAACAGAAACATAGCGGTTCCTCAAACAGGTATGAATCGCGATCTGCATCCGTCGAGTCTTACGGATCAGCATTATACGTTTGCCTTGAATGCCAACATCGAATCCGAGGATGGTAATGTTGGGATGAGATCTAACGAGCATAGTAATCTTAAATGCATTGATTTCGATGGGTTTAAAGTTATTGGTTACAAGAATGATCTTACTTCGGGCAATATCTATTTTTTTATAACAAATCCTGAAACAGGCGTATCTAAGATAACTTATTTCAAGCCTGAATCCGATACAAGTATCTTATCCGATTCCGATATAGAATCTATGGTAGAAGGATCGGAGTCGTTGTGTTCTGGCATGAAGACCTTGCTGGAAGACAACGAGCAAGATCCGTGCCTTAAGTTCTCTATCTATCATCCTATAAAAACCATAGAAATAAAGACAGAGAAATGTGGGAAATGTATTTACTGGACTGACGATTATAATCCTCCCAGGTATGTTATTGTAGACAAGGCTCTGACTCCTGATGATGAAGGTGATATATGGTATCATTATCATGGGTATAAGATATGCGATAAAGAATACGATAGGAAAAAGTTCATGCAGGAGAATGGTTGTTTTCTGGCATGTGAGAAACTTAGGGTGTTTCCACTACTGGACCAGCCATGCGTAGAGCCGGTACAGATAGAGTACGGGGGCAGCCTACGTGCGGGCGTGTATCAGTTTGCTGTGGCCTTGTGCGATGAATTTGGTAACGAGAAAACTAACTATACTTCATTGACTAACCCTGTTCATGTATTTGACGAGCAATATATTAGGATCAATGACGGTAAATGGGGAGAGAGAACTAATCTTGGTATAAGACTTAAGGTGTCTAACTTAGATAGGCAAGTTAGTCATTACAAGGTAGCTGTTATCCAAAACACTGTAGGATACAATGGTGAAACGCAACCTGTAGTTGATTATTTTATAGAAGGCATTCATCCTATTACAGAGAAGACCATATACTATTATTCTGATCTTAACAACAAAAGAACGACATTCGAACACATTTCTTTAAAAAGAGCCATATATAATACATCAAGGGGCATAGTGTCGGTCGGTAACCGTCTTCTTCAATATGGTCTTACGGCAGAAAAAGAATGGAATTTACAGCCTGTAGTTTCCCTCATGGGTCATTTCTTGAAATGGCAGGCGTCTGTAGCCCACGAAGATTTATATAAGGATGGTAATGCTTGTTCGTTGTATGTGGGATATATGAGGAATGAAGTGTATCCGTTTTCTATCTCGTTTAAGACATCTACTGGTTATAAAACTCCAGCATTCGTTCTTGTTCCCCCACCTTCTGATAAGGCAAGAGAGGAAATGAACAAAGACAGTATCCCATACCAGTCTATAAACGCATATGCTCCGGATTGCTCAGGTGTTGATAGGAAATATGTATGGCAGTATAGCAATACGGCAGGAGATGGGGTATTGATTGACGACGATGCGGTTGTTATAGATGAAGAACAGAAAGAGTGTAACAACCCGGCTACTGTAGGTCAAACTGTTATAGTGGAAAGCAATTTCGCTACTTTTAAAGGGAAATCAAGATTTATTATCGATTATGATGATATTGTAGGAACCCCTATAAATTATTTGTCTGAAAATATAGGTCTTGTAGCTTGTAATAATAAGGAGAATGGAAACAATGAAAGACAGATATGTGATATAGCTACCAAATACAGAGAAGATGGAACACAGGATTATATGGAGCCAATTGATCATATTAGGTTACCAGAAATGGAAGGAGACTGCGAAGTACCTCATCGTCAAGAATCTATATTGTCAGCTCCAGTTCCACTAATAACAGGCCTTGTAGAAGATTATATCTATAAGGTTCTTAGCGAAATGGAACACGTCTCTACAGATTATCTATATACCACAGGAGGAGAAAATCAGAATAAGTTTTCTGTGTTGTTTAATTACGAGACAATGGATTCTTTATCTGAATGGATGGAGGAAGCATTTTTTGGGTATAGCGCTGGCAGCATATCAGGTGATGGCAATCAACACCTTTGTTCTGAGTTTTATCCATACTTACAACCTGGATCTGTTTTAAAAACCGTGTCTGATGCTATATACGTATTAGATACCATGCCTTGTACATGCGGATGTTATATTGAGAGTTATTGCTCTGATCCTACTGTGTCAAGAACTGATTATAACAACTTTCAGAATTATAATTATCTTCTTGGAAGTTATATTCTTCATATAGATGGATGGAGCCAAAAGATAAATGATGTAGGAGATTGGCGAGCCGGTAGATCTATCAGTACAGTCATAAATAATCAGTATAGATCAAAGAACGGACCCAGGTATTGTATTGAGCAATTTTGGCCTGAAGCTTCTGAGAAGTTGCAAGATATGATATATAAAAATTCGGATACCGGTATAGATGAAACTGATTGGAAATTTGAAGGGTATGTAAACAATGCTACATTTAATAATCCTACAGGGGATAAGCTTAATATTGGATTCGCATCTGAATTTGTGGTATGGAAGTTTGTCAGAAATGTAATGACAAATGCAAGATTTATTAGGATTAATAGACCAGAAGAGTGGGACATAGAAGGTTATAGAGACGAGAACAAAGTTCTTTATCTTGAAGCTCTTGGAAAGGTAGATGGCATAATGGATGCTGTGTCTACCAATTACGTTCGTGTTTCTTTTTGGAAGGATGTTGAAACATGGTCCCCTCTTGGAATAGTACCAGTTGAATTTGATAGACCTGAGTATGAATCATCTCATTCTGTTATTATTAACATAGCAAAACCAGCTTTCGGAGAAATAAATGAAGAGTTTTTTGATTCTATAGGTCAAAATTATTTTTATGTTACAATAGAATCTCCTATTGTGGCAGTTCCTTGGATAATGACGTTTAGACAAATTCAATTTTGTTCTTATAAAAATTATGATACCCCAGAAGAAGAGGAAGAAGAAGGGAAGAAGCCTTCCCGTGCTATTCTTGGAGTCGCTTTTGCTACGGGTAAAACCATATATCCTTATATTTTTGGTGTAAGAGAAAAAGAAATAAATAAGGTTGATTTGTCTGTTGATTCAATAACACTTAGATCAACTGTCTTATTTGCATCTAAATGTCAGACATGTGGAGATAGGCCCATCAATTGCAAGCCTCGTCCTTATAAATACGGGGATTTTGCATATTGGGAATCATCTGAGAAATATCCTGCTAATTTTGAACTTTATGATAGTAGTAGGATGAAAATAGACACAGGCAGATCTTATGATGATCCAAAAAAATCAGAAGCTTATTCTAATATTATGAATAAGTTAACGGAATATTATGGTGCTCCTTTGTCAGACAAAAATGGATTATCTTATTTCAAGGGTCATTCTTATGGAGGAGTAGATACTTCTACCGTATTTTGCCAACAACCTATACGTCATTACCGGTTCCCAGATAACAAGCATATACCTTTTATGAACAGTGATGAACGTGGATATGACATAGCTTCTGAAATATATCCGGTAGGTATTATGATAGATGAGAACACCATACAAGTGTTTTTGGATTTTGCGGTAGATTCTGGTTTGATTACGCAACAACAAAGAGATACGATCGTAGGATATGAACTGTATCGTGGAGATAGGAGGCTAAATAGGTCGGTTGTGGCCTCAGGATTGGCCTACGATATGCTTAGATACATAGGAGACGATGGTAATGTAAATATCTATCCTAATTACCCATATAATGACCTATCACAAGATCAATATAATTATACGTCTGGCAAAAGAGACGAGTTTATATCCCATCCTTTCGACAAAGGAGGAAACGTGTGGTATTCATTTTGTTCGCCTGATATTTATTTCAACAAGCCCGAACTTCCAAATGAAGTATGTATAGACGGGTTTCAAAGAGGAATGTCTGTAGGCAGTTTTATACCTGTCGAAGATCATCCAAAATGGACTATCTTAGGTCCTGCCGCTTATACGATGGCTGCGTCACTTGCCGCAGTTGAATCAAGTGCCACAATAGCCGCTATGATAGCAGAAGAGCTTCAGATAAGGGCTCAGTCTGGATACATAGGAGGGTCGGCTGGTCTTACCGGAGGAGGATTCCTAACGAATTTAAGTGTGGCCATGCTGTTTTCTTCAATGGTGTCAACCATCAGTCAAACTCTTGCTAAGGGCCCGATATTGTACGGTAAGTACCGTTATGATTGGCTTAATACGTTTATAAACAATGGACCAAGACGTAATCATGCATGGTATTATACTTCTGTGGGATTATATAATTCAATGATAGGCATAACAGATCAGGATAAGTATGAACGAAATTTTGCCCGTGGTTTATCTTCTGTTAAGTACATTAAGTCTGGCGTATATCCGATGATGGATGCCAGTATGTCTTCTAAATGGGGAACCGGTAGAAATGATAATGAGGGACGATTCTTATTTGTTAATAATATAGATCGTGAATCTTCGTTATTTTTATCATTTGGTGATCCAGGTGAAAAAGGAGATGGTAAATCGAAATATTTATTGGAATATCCGAACTATGTTTACAATTACGACAGTAGCCGCATAGATGATTCGGTTATTGCTGGAAGTGATGTTGTAGCAGGAAGAACATTCGAGCAATCCAAAACAGTTTCATACATCTGTTCTCCGTATATGAGACTTATGCGATATAGGCCGGATCAATATGGACAGATAGAAGATATAAAATGGATTTCCATAGGTGGATGTGGATTTTTCACTAATGAAAAGAAACTGATGTTCGGTGGTGATACGGTGATAACCAGATTTTCATTAAAGAGAAAATTTCCTGTTTTTTATAATAGTGCTTTTGGTATTGGAGATATGATACCTTTCCCTTACATGGATTATAGAAATGTAGGGTATCCAAGATATTTTGTTAATTATGATACAGGGGAAGATGCGCTTGAGACAATAGATAACGAACGTTTCAATAGTTGGACATCGTCTAATAAAGGAAGATATGCTTTTTACCCAAATAGGAAGAGCTTGTATGAATTGAACGGTGACACCTCCGGTAAGTATGTAGATGGCAGATTTTATACATGGTTCTATGGCATTCCTCAGTTCCTTGTAGAATCTGAAATAAATTGTAATTTCAGATTAGAGGGTCCTCAGCCTCATGAATTATTCTATCCAAAAGTAGGAGATTTTGTTTGGTGGACACAAGAAAAGAACGTATCTATCCATAGGGACAATGATTACAAGATAAGTCCTATCTATTCGTCGAGGATGACACTAACACCAAATGTATTGCCGGCAACATACGAACGTCGTTTTTATGATTGTGCTTACCAGCGACCTAATGGTGTTATATGGAGTAGGGCTGACGTATCTGAAAACAGTCAAACAGATCCGTGGCTAACGTACAAGCCTATGGACTATCATGAGTTTCCAACCAGCAACGGGAAGCTTATTCACATGAAGCGTATCGAGTCTAATCAGATTCTTGTCAGGTTCGAGGATCAGGTTTCACTCCATAACGCCATAGATGTAATCAAGGAGCGCACCTCCCCTGGGCAGGCTGAGATGGGCACCGGCGGTCTGTTCGCGTCCAGACCTCTGGAGTACAACACGACCGACCTCGGTTATTCTGGAACCCAGAGTACTGAAATAATTAGTTCAGAATTTGGTCACTTCTGGGTAGATACTAAAAGAGCACAGGTATTTATGACCGATCCGAACGGACGTAATCTCAAGGAACTTAGTGTAGGTATCAGACATTGGCTCAAGCGTCATCTTCCGTTTAAGATTCTTAGATACGGAATAACTAATATCTTAACCGGCACAGAGATGACAGAAGAAGATACAGACAATAAATTTATCGGTCTTGGTCTGTCTCTTGGATGGGATAACAGGTATAAGAGAGTACTTATCACGAAAAAAGATTATATACCTGTTAAGAACCCGGCATATTACAAATATGATGGTGGAAGGTTCTTGTACAATGAAACAGAGGTGTTATCAAACGATAAGGAAATATCTTTAAAAGACGAACAGTATTTTAAAGACGTGTCGTTCACTATCGGATATTCGTGTCTGAAGCAAGAATGGATTTCTTATTATTCGTTCTGTCCTGACTATTATATAGAACAGCAACAATATTTTCAGACAGGAATAAACTTCCCGACATCAGACGAAGAAGGCGGCTTATGGAGTCATTTGCTGACGAATAAGAGCTTCCAGACATTCTACGGAGCAACATATCCATTTATATTAGAAGTGCCGATAAAAGAGAAATATAATGGCTCTACGCTGGCTTCTGTAGAATACGAGCTTGATGCAAGGAAATACGTCGATGATGTGAATTACACTCTTGACAGGAAAGTAGGTTTAGATACGATAACTATCTACAACGACACAAACAACTCAGGTGAAATTCATCTTGTTCCAGAAGAAAAGAATAATTTAGCGCAACGTATATCGTATCCGAAAATCGTAGGCGACTATACTGAGGTCCTGGATACTGAGGTATATAGAAGACATAAGTTAAATGACTTCTTCAACAGGGTTGACGATGACCGGTCAGATACCCCTATTTGGATCAAGGACGATAACGATATAAATAAGTCAGTTAATCCTGATGCTCTTAATTTCAGACGGTCATGGCTGGATAGGTTAAGAGGAAGTTGGATGCTGATGAGGATAAAGAAAGTAATTAGCAGCCGGAAAATTATATTCCAGTGGTTGATTTCCGAAGATAAGATTAAGAATAGATAATATCGTATTACCCTCTGCCTATTAGCAAGTAGAGGGTAATACTTTTAAGTGCAAGGCTGTGTATAACCACTTTATATTATTCACTACATTTATTTATCCAAATTAATACATTTTAAATCATTTTAATTTGTAAATCATATTTTAGTGTCTATATTTGCATCGTAATCAAGAGAGATTATAATGTAAGACAGTGGTGATGGAAGGTGATACTTCGGTTTGTGTCATAGGTTCGAGTCCTATATTTTTCATGTAAGAAAAATTAGATCAGTTGGTAGATCAAAACCTCCTTTCATATTAAAACACATTCCAGGTTCTCCCTGTTTTAATAAAATATATAGATGGTGAGGAGTTCGGTTACTTCGAAAATTAGCGTAGTGGATAACGCGGTATTCTGTAATAATACTTTTCATTGGTTCGAATCCAATATTTTCATTTTGTCCGGCTCCGTTTTTCCTCTGTTTGAAATATATAAAAACTAATGAGTGGTGATGGGGTTAGTTACTTCGAATTTAGCTCAGATGGATAGACCTATACTCTTTTAAAGTATAGGTCGATGGTTCAAATCCATTATTTCATTGTTTACACTAACTTCAGCTTTTCCCTCATTGAGTATTCATTTTGATATATTTTTTTTTCAAGCAGTGGTAGTAATATCACTGCTTTTTTTGTATAACACTTTAAAGAAAACAACAACAAATGGGAAAGTTTAACAAAAAGGATGAAGGTGTTAAACCTACGATCGTGAATCACATGGGAGAGAAGGCGTATAAGCCTAACGCAGAAGAAGAGTTGGTATCTACGGTAATGACTACCATGTTATCTGATTCTTATTATGAGAAAGAAAAAGATAAAGTAGGAAGAATTAAGAACCTTATGGATCAGGTGGATCCGTATTTTGCAGCACAAACAGCATTGTATGTAAGGAAAGAAGGAAAGCTTAGGTCAGTAACGCATCTTATGGCTTCTGTCCTTGCCAGCAAAGCATCGGGTAAGGAATGGGCTTCAAGGTTCTATAATAAGATCGTTATGCGTCCTGATGATATGAGCGAAATCCTTGGCTGCTATGCGGCTCTTAACGACAAAAATCCAAAGAAGTTAAGAGGTATATCCAGCGCTATTAAGAAAGGATTTAAGACGGCTTTGGAGGGTCTTGATCCGTATCGGATTGACAAGTACAAGATGGACAGTAGGGTCATTACTATGGTTGACCTCGTAAACTTATTTCACCCTAAAGGCAATCAGGCTAACAAAACGGCTTTCCAGTACCTTATAGAAGGTCGGCCTTTGTCTGGATTATACGAAAGTAAGATTCTTGAAAAAGAAATGTCTAAAGCCGGACAGGATAAGAAAGACAATAAGGAAAAGAAAGAAGCTTTAGGTGACGCTATTCGAGACGTGGTTTCTAATGTAAAAGGTATGCCTATTTTTAATATGGTTCGTAACCTTATAAACATAATCAAATACGCACCTGATCAAATAGATGAAGTTTGTAGGCAGCTTACAATAGAAGAGAAGGTACTTAATTCGAAGATGCTTCCTTTCCGTTTTGCTTCAGCTTTCAAAGAGGTTGAAAATATGGGCACTGATGGTTCCGATAATGATATTGTATTTGAGTCGGATAAAAAACGTGCTAAATTAACAGCGCGTAATAAAGATAAGATTTTAGATGCGTTGGAGAAAGCCATAACCATCTCCTGCAAGAACCTGCCGGTATTGGAGGGGCGGTCGGCTATCCTGATTGACCACTCTGGCTCTGTACGTGGAGATATGGGAGGATCTTCTGAGGTGTCTGCCTTTAGCAAAACAAGTACGGCTGTCATTGGTAACTTATTTGGCTGTATGATTGCTTCTGTGCTTCCTGACGTATTTATCGGTATGTTTGGTGACAAACTTATCAATTACGAATATGATAGAAGTAAAGGTGTTTTATGGAATAACAAAAAATCTTTTACTGCCGGAGGAGAATGCGGTGGTGCTACCGAAAACGGTCTTTTTGCATTCTTGGATAAGTGCGTTAAAGACAAGATCAAAGTAGATAACTTGTACGTTATTTCAGATATGCAGATAGGAGATGGTGAATCTATTGTATGGGAGAAAAGTTCCAATTATGAATATGGTAAATTCGCCGAACTTTTGAAAGAGTTCAAGAAAGTAAATCCAAATTGCAAGATCGTTTCTATTTCTATTCAAGGATATGGAAGTGAGATGTTTTACAGAGGATCTAATATCTTGAACATAGCTGGCTGGTCAGAATCTATTTTCGATGTTATTAACAGCAAGTTCTGCGGATATAAGAATATGATTGAGGAAATTAAGAAAATAAAAATATAATCATTGATTTTGCTTCAATTGTAATTCCCATAGTAAACAAGTTTTAGCTTTAAAGGTATAGCCGAAGAAGTACGTGAGTATATCTTCGGCTTTTTTTATTTACCTTTGTTGAAAAACAGTTTGTTATGAAACAAGTATTATATAAAAATGATATATACCCCTATAATGTAAGGGTATTGCTTGGAGCAGATGAAGAGTATATAGCAAAGACGTTCGCCAACTTGGAAGTAGAAGATCAGAGCTGGGAAGGATGGACTGACGATTATGGCGGCAGAACTATTTTCGTGGGAAACCGAACCAATCACAGGAAAGAAATATGTTTCTTATTTCATTCGCTGTCTGACATGGATGTGAGAACCATAGGACACGAATGTCTGCATGGTCTTTCCCTTTATTGTAAGTATCTTAACATTAACTACAGTTTTGAAGCCGGAGAAGATGAGCATGCCGCCTATCTGATGGGATGGTTAGTTGATAAGGTTTGTGATGCCTACCACAAATTCAAGAAGGAGGAAGAAAAAGATGGCAAAGAAAAATAAAAATTATGTAAAGGACAAACAACCAAAAACATTATGGAATAAAATTGGTCCGTTTGTAAGACTTAGAGAATATCTGGCATCTAATATAACACCTGACGTGTATGCCAATGAAAGAGGATTGAAAACCAAAATAATGGAATTTTTTGGTCAAGATGTTCCGAAAGCCAATGTAGATGATTTTAGTCAAAATCTTTGGTTTAGATTTTTAAACCAACCAAATAACCTGAAAGAGGAAAACGGGATTGTTAGAATACCAGACAATATCAAATCCATTATATCTGACAGGATAAATGGTGGGTGGGAGAAAATGGCTAAAAAATATGGAAAGGAGCTTGATTCCTTAGATAATAAGATAATTGATGGAAAAGTTGCAGGCAAGGACGTATCTGATTTGGAGGAGTTAAGGGATGTAACAAGTAGGAAACTTGGAATGGTAGAAGAGGGTATAGATCTCTTAAAAAAAGCCAGAACCGGGGAACATCAGGTATTTAACGAATATAATTTTATACCGGATGCTTACGGAGATTTAAATGATTTATCAGGCTTATCAAGTTTTACCATGTACCGTGATGATAGAGGTAGGATGGTTGTGAAAGATAAGTACGATTTTTATAGAAGCGATCAACCTTTTGGTGTTGGGGTTGTTACTAAGACTCTTGATACAATAGGATATCCTTTTGAAATAAGGGATTATGTAGAAGATAAAATCCCATACGAAGAGAATGATCCAAACAAGATCCTGTTTAGATCCATTATTGATTCAAAGAATGATTTGGATAAAAGGATGGAGATAAGATCCAAAAAACAAGGAGGAGATTCTTCTAAGCCGGAAATAGATTGGGATTTATTCAAATCCAAATATGAAAATATGAAGCGTGTGGGTAAGGGTAAGCATCGTACTATGGACGTAGAAGGGATGAATATGATCTATGATGCTTTATATGATAAAGGTTTTAATCAACGCCAGATAGAAGCCGTACTTGGAAATATTATTGAAGAATCTGGTGGAAACCCCTACGCTGTATCTGAGGATGGAAAATTTAGGGGACTTTTTCAAGAATATTACAAAAGATATCCGCCAAAAGAGTTTGAAAGAGATAAAGAGAGATTTAAGAGCGATAAGCGTGGATATATCAACTATATGATAGACAGATTTTATGATCATGTTCAAGATGCTGGGAAGTATAGTATGAAAGATACTAAATACAAAAAAGCTATTCATGCAGTAAACGAATTTATGTCAGAAGATCCAGATACGGATTATTCGTATCCACTTGTATATGCTTTTGAAGCTCCATCAGATAAAGAAGGAACTTATAAAAACAGAAAGAGCGTATCAAATTTGATAAGTCAATCTTATGTTTTGGATAATGTTGATAAAAATGATAATACTATTGTTGATGCTATTCTTGGAATAAAAAATGATCTTGAGCTACAAGACTCTATTTCCACTACAAGAGGTGAAGCCTTTAAAGAAGCCAGGAAAAGAGGTCTTAAGGAATTTACATGGAATGGAAAGAGATACAATACCAACATCAAGAAGGAAGGTGGCGTAGTTGGCAAGCAGCGTGAAGCATATGAATACTTTACTAATAAGCGCGGCATGTCCAAGATACAGGCGCTCGCCATCATAGGTAACCTCATGGCTGAATCCGGCCTTAAAGATGACATATACGGAGACAACAGAACATCATACGGCATACAGCAATGGCATAATGAGCGCATGGATAAGTTGTTCAAGCACGCCAAAAAGAAAGGTCATTCTACACCAACATTCAAAGACCAACTTGAGTTCTTGGCTGACGAATACGAAGGGAAAACCGGATATTCTAATTTCTTATACACAAGAAAAGGAAAAGAAGGACCAGGGTATTACAACTACAGCCGGCAGGATTTTATGAACGCCGATAACCTTAAGGATGCTGTAGTAGCTTGGAACCAAGGAGCAGGACGTCCTCATAAGAGTGTTATAAGAAATGATGATCGTTATGACTATGCTATGGAAGTTGCTAAAAATCTTGGTTTGGAAATTGAAGAAAATTCCGTATCTTTGTATGGTCAAATGGGATTCGGAGATGATGGAGAAATAGCAGCATCGGTAACACTTCCAGAGGTAGAAGTGGCAGCCGCCCTCCCTAACCCGGAAGCCCAGTCCCAGGAGAGACAGTCCGAGGAAGAGAGACTCCGTACATGGACTGAAACGTATGGTAAAGACATCATAAATCATTTACTGACGTTAGACGGGAAAAAGGATGGTGATGACAGTGATTACAGCATGATGTATAGACAGCATGAAAAAGAAAGCGAAGAGGATAAGAAAATGGCTTTGATTAATGCCGTGCTTCCCAATATTCAGCTTCGCATTAAAGGCGTCACTGATAATTAGAACAAGATTGTTTTATTTCTCATATTAATAAAGCGAAGCCGGATTTGAGACTCGTTATACGGATACCGAAGGTTGAAGAACGATATCAAGATAATCCGGCTTTTTTGTGCGATTTCGTGAAGGATGGAACTATCATCGCCTTGGTTTAACAGAACAGACCTACGTACCTCCACTGTCCTGACGGGCATGGGAGCCCGTCTCGCCTACTACCTGCCTGATACCGAAGGTTGAAGAACGATATCAAGATAATCCGGCTTTTTTGTGCGATTTCGTGAAGGATGGAACTATCATCGCCTTGGTTTAACAGAACAGACCTACGTACCTCCACTGTCCTGACGGGCATGGGAGCCCGTCTCGCCTACTACCTGCCTAATTCTCCACTGGCTACTTAATATAACTATTAATGTCACTCCATCACCTATCTCCCTTCGGTAGATAGGTTCAGTCGTTTTTTAAATGTTATATGTTCTTTCGCATCGTTCCCTTCGGTCACGATACTCAATCTTTTCACACAATTAGGCGAACAATACGATGACGGAAAAAATAATTTGTCAATCCGTTCACTCACTTAACTCCCTTCGGTCGTTAAGTTCATTCACTGTAAACAATTATATGAATAAATGGTAAAGTATGTAAAATAATACAAATAATATAATGAGTAAGATCATTGAAAATGGTCTTAATATTAAGGAAAACGGAGACTATTCATAGGCGTAGTTTTAATTCAAGATTTGTTGTCCCACCACTGACGGTCAGCCGGTTACGTTCAGAGTCGTTTTCCTGTCTCTTATCCAAACCGTCATAAAATAAAAAACCTTGTATCCTATTTCTCTCAAACCGGATACAAGGCAGTGCATTTTCTTCTTTTTATATAAAATCATATATTTGCACTAAAAAAAAAACAAGATGGAGACAAAAATAACTGAAATAATGAATCCTCACAAGTTGCACGACAAGCTCTTCAAGAAAGAGCAGGTCTCTCCGATAGAAGTTATATACAATAGCTTCAGCAACTTAGGGTACAATGTAGTACGCCGTCCAGCCGGTCAGTGTATAGGCAATTTGAGATATTTTAATCTATTTTATGACAAACATACTCATCATTTCTATCAGAAAGACAGGAAGTTGAGATATTGTAGTAATTTTATCATATCTGATTACTGGAAAGATAGAGTGCGATGTTTCATAGTTTGGAACTTTGGCTTTGGAAGATTCTTTCCGTACAATGACTTTATTGAGGCTATGGTTTATGATTATCTTCGATATGGGAGAAAGTCAGTTCCTTATCTTAAAAGCGTGCAAGAGGCTGAAGAAAAGTGTGTAAGGTTCTATATCCGGTCTCAGATAGATATGCTTCGTAAGGAAGGATATGCCGCTTATCGGGCTAAGTTCAAGGAAGAACGTCCTCAGTATTTCATCGGAGACGATAGGACGGTGTTTAGATGCCTTGACAGCTCTTTAAAAAGAGAAGAGAAGATTGCTGCATGCGTAGCCCACAAAAGGGCCTTAAAAGAAGGGATAATGACTTCCTTCATCAATCACCTTAAGAAACATCCTACCACTTTATATTCGTGGTTTTCATCAGAGGTAGATAGCGAAGGAAAGAATAGGCTCTGTCTATCTGAAAAGGCTGTTTCGTATTTGAATAAGAGACTGGTTCGCAATGGGTTAAAGTCTCTTTCTGCATCATATCTTTTTAGAACGTTTAGAAAAATGGTGAAGATCTTGTTCGGTTCCAATGTCAGGTCGTTTTTGAATAGCTGTCTGATGTCTGTTTCAACAGAAGAGGTTTTAACCAAATCTATGAAGAAAATAGTTTCCAAGACAGTGCTGTTTTTGTACAAGAGAGCGCTTAAGAACTATCGCCGGGCATGCGGTCTTAAGTACGACCCTGATTCGGGCGGTTTGTCTGCCGTACATGATTGATTTTTAAACGTATCCCATAACGTTGGATTTTCTCGTTCGTTTCTCTTATCTTTGTGAAAAAAGATAGTATGAAATTACGAATCATAAAAAATCGTCCGATATTCGCTCCTGGCGGTAGTGTTCAGGATAAGAAACAGGATATTAATGTATCCTCTACTCAGCCTATTCTTGATTATGGAACGTCTGTTAATAAATGGGGTGAATCTGATATTCAGAATATATATATGCCTTCTGATGTGACTTTAGAAACAGAGGAGGGGGAGATAAATCCATTTAGTAGTATGCCTACATCCGATCCGTTTTTTGAAAACAATGATGCAGGATATGCAGGATATCTCGCTGATAATAGGGGTATGGTTAAAAACGTAGAGAAATCAGTCGTTGATAATGCAATGAATGTAGGTGGTGTTGATGCTGATTCCTCTAAAGAAAAACGTTCCCAAGATGGTAATCCTCTTGATCCTATGACTACCCCATATTATTCACCCGATCTAACCGGCAGAGCTCAAATGTTCGGTACAAGTCTTGGCCGGATAAGAGCCGGTAATAAGGTCGGTGCTAATGTGGCTCAAGCTGCCTTGTCTGGTGTTAGTTTAGGATTAGGTCTTACCCGTAATATCATGGGAGCTTCATCTGCTGCGTATGCAGCCAGCAGAGACGAGCAGGCAGCGAGGGAAAAACTTGCCAAGGAGCGTCGTCAGCAATTCATCAAGTGGGAACGTGAAGGTGGTGGCGTGAATTTAGGTAACGGTCAGAAGATGGATACGTCTGATATGACCGGCGAATATATTTATCCTCTTCCCAAGTCTATGGAAGATGCTGCGAATGTAGAGATAGAGAAAGGCGAGTACGTGCTGACTCCTGACTCCGTAGGGCCTATGGAAGCCAAAGGAAACAGACATGAAAATGGTGGCACTCCGGTTGATTTGCCAGAGGCTTATATTGTTTCCGATTATCGTAAGATAGATGATGAGTTTGCCTCTTACGTTAGAGAAAATTATGGTATTAAGGCAACGTCAAAAGATACGTATGCTACACTCCTTGATCGATATAAGAAGAAGATAGGTTTGTCTGATAAGTACGAAGATCAGGAGCGTGTATATAAGAGATTAGAGAAAAATGAAGATGTAAAAGACAAAAACACATCTAATCTTAATGCTTCTATTCTTTCCAAGTACGTCAATGAAAACCAGAAAGAGATAGACGAGCTTGAAGCACAATTTCGTTCTTTCGCTGAAATCGTTTATGGCAAACAGGAAGAATCTAAGCGTAACGAGAGGATGAATGCTTTTTTCAGGGATGGCGGGGTTGTTGATCTGAATCAGGTAAAGAAACAAGCTAAGGCTTTTAATATTGCAGAATCAGATGCTAAGAACTGGATATATGACGAGTATGTTAAGCAAACCAGAAAAATGGCTGAAGGTGGACCTACTCAGAAGGAGCTGGAGGAACTTAGAAAGAATGCTATCGGCTACAATAAGCTTATCAATCAGTTATTTGGACGAACTCTTAATATGACTGTATCTGATGTTAGTGGTCGTGAGCAGATCCTTAATCCTGATTCCAGTGTCAATGCCAACCAGAATCTCCAACATAGAAGCAATTTAGGATACGGCAGGGTAAATGATAAGGCGGTATCTAATTTGCTCGACATAAACCGATGGGCTAACAAGTACAATACGGATGGTGATTTTGATACAGAAGGTTTCCAGAAAGGATACAACAGGCAATTAAATGCATTGTGGGCGTTAGCTGATGTAGGCGCTATTACGAATGCTGATGCAGCCAAGAAATTCAGAGATGAATACGGATTCTGGGGCCAGGACGCCGGAAGCTACGGAGGGAATCAGGCTTATAATTCATTTGCCGTAGATGATAAGTTTGGTCAGACAACAGCTACTCGTTCTTATTATGGGTTGGACGTTGTTTCGGCAGAGCAAAAAAGATTGTTAAACGAAAAAGGGATAAAGAATTATGTTGACTTATTTGGTGATAAATCTGATGCCGCTAAGAAGATTCTGGGCTCCGATTATAATAAGTTTGTTGCTTTAAGAGATAGTGGGTTAATGCCGGAAATAGACTTCGTTCTTGAGTCTGTTAAACCAGAAATGAAGCCTATTGAGGCCGGTCCCATAGCACCAGGCCTTACACCGCCTAAGATTGGATCTCCTGGAAGGATAGAGGTAAAACCGAAAGCAAGTACGCCTACGACTGCAACTGACACCGATACAGAGGAGGTGGTTGAAGACAACGGACCTAAAGGACAGGGCAGACCGGCGGCGTTCGGTCCTATCTTCCCGGAGATGCTGAGAACGCTCGATACAGGCTTGGAGATAGAAGGTCTGGAAAGACATCAGGCTCCGAGAATAGATCCGGTTCTTCAATCTGCTGATCAGTATATCAACGAGCTCAACCGCGCGACATCGGCTCAGTTGGACGCAGTAGGTGACGTGCCCGACTCCCAGCGTTCCGCTATTCTGGCTAATATGAACGCCATAGCCGGAAGCAATATAGCCAAGTACGTTAATGAAGTAAATTTCAATAACGCAAGGCAAATAAACGAAGCTGATAGATTCAATGAAATGGCTTATGTTCAAACAGATGATAAGAACATAGCGGAAAGGCAACGTTATGAATCCGGATTATTGAAGGCTATGGCTATAAGGGATGAAAATCTTGCTCGTTATTATGACAGTATAAACAGCGAGATACAGAATAAGTTTAATGTTAGAACTTCATTGAATACCATAGCTTCCATAGCTCCGAATATGAGAATGCTTCCAAGTGGCCAAATTATTTACGTTCAAGGTAATCAGGATGTGATGAATATGGGTGATTATTCTACACCTTACTTGAGAAGTTTAAATGAAGAAGATGACGAAAATAAAAGAAGAAGGAGGACCAAATAGTGGCTTCACAGTATAGTATTTTAAGGCAATATGCCCCGTATGTTAGTCCTTACAACATAGATCTTGTTAAGGACGTCATGATGTACAAACAGCAGAAGGTTGATGCTGCTCGTGAAAAGATCTATACCCAGGTAGATTATCTTATGGGTCAAGAGATAGATAAGCCTGAAGCCCGCGCTTATATGGAAGATAAGATGTCAGGTGTGATTGCTAACATCAATCAAAAATTCAAAGGCGTGGATCTTTCTTCTGATGGTGTTACGAGAGCTATACAAGGAGAGATCAGTTCGGTGTTAGATGATACGGTCATTAATGCTATTGCCGGTACAAAAGAAGGCAAGAGGGTTATGAAGGAAATAGAATCTATAAAACAGAATCATCCTGAACTTTATTCTCCTATTAATGAATGGCATGCTTTGGATCCTTATTACAAATGGAGGTCAGATGGTAAGGCGGGATCAAGGTTGGGAGGTCTTCATTATTCTCCTTATGTCGATTATACTAAGGAGATAAATAAGCTGGTTAGTGACTTTAGGAAAAACAACGAAGGCAAGAAGATTCAGACAACAGAATATGATGTTAAAGGTAATCCTACTGGTGGAATCATAGAAGTCAACGTAGATGAGCTTACTGATTCCCAGATAAGGAATTTTGTGTCTGCTAACTTATCTGAAAACATGAGGAATCAGATGAGAATAGAAGCATCATACATGGCAGCCACCAATCCAGTGTTCAGTAATCCGGATTTGGTTAGTCAATATATTGGGTCTTATGTCGAAAGATACGATAGGCACATAGGAGCATTGGAAGCAAAAAAGAAATCAGTAGGGGATAATAAGGATATTATTGATCGTATTGACAGCCAGATACAGGAAGCTAAAAATCAGAAAGCAGAAGCCAAGAGGGAGGCAGATATGATAATAGCTTCATCAGATCCGGTAGCGGCTGCTAATTTTGTTGTTACCAATAATCTTTTCGATAAGATGACTGATGCATGGAGATACGACAATACAAGTTTTGAAAGGAAGAAAGACGATCTTTATTTTGCAAGGTTGGCAGAGGATAGGGCTCAGCGAAAGTTTTTGACTGATAATGCCAAGTCCATGGTTGAAATATCATTGGCGAATGAGCAGCTTGCTCAGGCTAAGATTGAAACCGAATACATGCGTACTTACGGTTCCAAGATGGGCACTGAAAGCTCATCCGGAGGCACAAGAGGAGCAGGCGGTGTAGGAGTGCCGATGGCTCCTATGGACGGGCCTACGGCTATCAATTCTGGAACGGGTAAGATAGGATCTGTTAATTTGGCTAATATCCCTTATGAACAACTCACATCTTCTTCCACAGAGCGTAGAGCAAATTTATTGAAATTATATAATTCATTATCTCCTACAGACAGAAGCAATATCGTTGCAGCATCATACGAAGAAGAAAAAACTGACCCAGGATTGTATGCTAATATGACTCCTGAAGAACGGATATATTCTTATTTAAAAAATAATGGAGGTCAGAAAAACGGATATTTCGGACAAGGAAATAACAGATTGTCTGAAGCTTATGATGCTTTACTTCTTTCTGATTCTAAGGCAAATGGAGCTGCAAAGGCTATAAATAACGTAACTGATTATCAAATAGATAATATAGTTACTAAAAAAAATAAGGATATTATCAGGAAAGTTCGTAATGCTAAGTTTATGAAAGGAAATTCTTTTATGAATCTTACCAATACAGATGATAAGGCTGGAGCCTTCCTGCTCGCCACAGCCATAACAACTGGTGTATCTGATGCCGTAGGGATCAGAGAATACATGATGGATCCTTCAAGAGGAATAGATATTCTTAGTGCTATATCTCCGTCATTAGGAGCTAAGGTGAGTGCCGGCAAGTTGGGGAAAAACATATCTGATGCTATTACAAGCGAGAATAATGGTTCTTCTACTGGTACATTGGCTCTTATTAATGGAATGAAGAAACTCAATGGCGATCCTGATTTTAATATATCTGATTATATGACCATAGATAAGGATGGTGATATAGATTTAAAAGATTATCAGGAAGGTGAACCATTGACTATTACCCAGCTAAGATATGCTGAGAAAAACAGTAGGGTGTCTGATATGATAGCAAGTCAGATGCAGGATGAGATAAAAATGTCTGTATCTCCCGATCAGATTTCTGATAAGTTATCTCAGTATCATTACCTTGATTCTTACAAAAGATACAATTGGAATGCCGATTCGCCGGAAAAGTCTTTGCAGAAGGCTCAGTTTAGAAGATTGTCTGGTTACATGGCAGGAAAGGTAAATAATCTGGATCCTACTGCTATTAATGCCATTAATATGGATGCCGAGATAGATAATGGCACCGTTAGAAGATTCTTGACTGCTCAAGTAGGTTCCGGTGAAAATTCTTATGTTACAGAAAGGGTTGAGATTACGAATGACGAGCTTCTTAAGGCGGGTATAGATCCTTCGGTCGAGGAGCGCAATTATCCGGTAGATGGCTACAAATCAAGTTTTGAAACCTGTGATTTTGTAGATACCGGAAAGAAGGAAGGTTATTCTTATGATAAGTATCTTATACGTAATGGCCTTCCTCGTTTGGCTTCTAAGGCTGATGTTAAGAATGATCTTTATGATATAGTAAAGGTTCATGGTTCTTACCTTAAGCCAGAAGAAATGAATGTTGTTAAAGCCCTTGTTGATAATTTTATTGACATGTCTGATAATATATCAGTTCAGTTGGAGGGAATGGACGATAGGGGTTCAAGAGAGGTAGCGGTCAATTTCTATGACAAAAGGACTAAAAATTCTAAAAATCCTGCATTGTTGTTCTCGGATTTTGTTCCTTTGGATCCAGGTAATGATGAGTATGCGGATTACTGGAATAGCATTCACCAGAAGTGTCCTCAGTACTTCTTTGTAAAATACGTGAAGGAGGCTGTTCAAGAACGTCTTGATCAGATGAGGGATCCGTATATGAGAGGAATAAATATCACGCCCAACATGAATGACAAGTTTAGTAAGTTGAACGATTTTTTGCAGAAAATTTATGGCTGACAATAATATAGATAGATATAATCCTGCTGCTAAAACCACTTACGAAGATGTGGCAAGGCAAAGGAAATTAGCCGAAGAAGAGAATTACACTCCGGCTACATTACCAGAGACGACAACACCTCTGGTTCCTAATTATATGCCTGGTGAAGGTGTGTATGCCCAACCTAAATTTCCGGATTACGCATCAAGGATAGCTGCTGCCGAATACGAAGAACCGTATATAGCCAAGGAGATAAGCAACAGCTACTCGGAGGCACTGGCTCGTAACAGCTACAGGGGGGCTACACCTGCCCCGCCGCCTCTTAATCCCTATGGACCGAAGGTAAGTATCCGTGAAAGTCATCAGATGGGTAATGATGGGGTATGGCGTACAAAATATCCCAACTATATTCCGGGTATAAACAATGAGGATTATTATGCCAGAAGACAGAGCGGATGGAGTAAGTTTTGGAATGGTGTAGGCAAATTCGCTTTAAAGTCCGCATTGTACGGTGCGCAAGGAGTTGTGTCACTGCCTGACAAACTTATCAATATGGCATCTGAGGGAAGTTACAAAGCTGCGTTAAACACTAACATGGATAAGTTTGTAGGTGATCTTGACCAGCAAATAGACATGCTTCTTCCCCATTATTACAAGAAAGAGGTAGAAGATTATAATTTTGGTCAGAAGCTTTTTAAGGATACCGGTAATTTCTTGTGGAATGACGTCCTTGGTAATGGTATGTCTTTTACCGTAGGAGCCATGATATCAGCGTACATGACCGGAGGACTTGGAGTTGGATCATTGGGTAATATAGGCGCTAAATTAGGTGGAAGAATCGGAGCTAAGTTAGCAGCAAGGCAAGCTGCCAATAGGGGCATAGGAAGCCTTAAAAGCGTGTTTAACGACTATGTAAGAAAAGGAGTTGCTACCGGAAGAAATGTAGGGGAGGCGGCTAAGACCATGACGTTGTTGGCTACCAGTGCCGGATTCGAGTCATCGGTTGAAGCAAATTCTTTTATGAAGCAATCTGAGTCTGATTTCAAGGATTATTATCGTAAGATTTATGGTCGTGATCCCAATGCAGAGGAAATGGCTGTTTTTCGTAATTCTAATGCTGATGTAGGTAGTGCTATATTTGCCGCCAATATGGGTATCATAGGATTATCTAACTGGCTTCTTTTTGGTAAGTATATAGGGTTAGGAGGCAAGGCTATACCAGGGTTGGAAAAGAGGCTCAACAAGCATTTATTTGGATTAGGGACGGAAGTTGCGAAGCCGGGAGAGATGGCTATTAAAATAACCAATCCCAATATAGGACAGAAGATAGCAGGCAATGTTTTCAATATCATGAAAAGACCGGTATCTGAAGGCTTATGGGAAGAAGGATCTCAAGGTGCTGTTCAGAATACGGCTGAGGAATATGTTAAGTCAAGATATGATAATGTCGCCATGAACGGAGCCGTTGATGTTCTTGATGCTATTTCTGAAGGATTTAAAAAGCAATATACGTCTAAAGAAGGATGGACTGAAATAGGAATCGGTGCTATTATCGGTTCTTTGTTTGGTATGAGAGAAGGCTTCTTTGGGGTGAAAGAGTATAGTAATAGTCAGATCTTGCTGGAAAGGCAAGTGAATGAATATAACAAAGCATCTTCTAATCTTAACACGGCGGCTTTGAATACGTTGAAAAAATCAATGAGTTTAGGGCCTCAAGTTCGTTCCGATGCCCAGTCTATGACTGGTAAGGAGCTTGATGATGCTATGTTTGAAAAGATGTCTATTGACAACCAAATGGGACCCTTAGAGGATTCGGCTGAAAATTTCCGGCAGATGATTGATATGATGCCTATTTCGGAAATAGCCGAAGCTAATGGAATGTCTTTAGAAGAGGCAAAGAAATACAAGGATTCTATTATTGATAATTGTAACAATCGTCTTTCGGATTTCAGATCTGCCCAGAGTTTTGCCGAAGATCTTATAGGTGATGATTCTAAGATTGAGTTTAGGAAATACGTGGCTCGTAATGCCTTCCTTGGTCTTCAATCAGAATCAAGAATGAAAGACATAGCTTCTGTCATAGAAACGCTTTCAGGACAGCCTCGCGTGGCAGATGCACTAAGTACGTTCTCCCGGCTGTCGGACAGGGCAAGGGAGCGGGTGATGGCTATCCGTGGCATACGGTCAAGGATAGAAGAACTTGAATCCGAAATAGAAGATCTTGCTACCCGCCCTCGTAACGTAGAAGGGAAAGATCCACAAGCTGAATCCATACAACGAAAAACCGAAGAATTGGAAAGTCTTAGAACCAATTATAACAATTCGTTATCTGAGTTATCAACGTTAATAGGAAAAGAGTTTTCGATAGAAGAGCTGGTAAGTAAAACTGAATCTGTTTTATCATCTCCTCTTTCTCCCATAAGTTCACAAGATGTGATAGAAGCCTATGATACGCTTGTGGCTTTTGATGATTATTTTAATGTAAAATCAAGACAGGAAAAGAAGTTTACAGCCAAAGACAAAGCCATGAGATCCTTGGTAAATGAATACCGAAGGAGTTTGGTGGACTATAGGAATATGAATAACTTCTTGTCTAAGATGCTTGATAAAAGATTCTTAGCTGAGGAAAACAGGGGATTTTCAAAAGCGCTGTCTTCTCTATGGTCTACTCCTTATAAAGGGGATGACAAGGTTCCTGATTTTGCAGAGCCTAATAAAGTTGGTGAATATGACACTGATGAGGTAGTAGATCAAGCTGTTTCAGAAGGTAAGATTTCGGAAGACGAAGCTTGGACTATCAAGGCTTTTATGCATGCTCTTGATAAAGTAAGGGAAGATAGGATGAAGGAAGCAGAAGATGATATAAAAGAGTCACCGCTTACGGAGTCTGTATCGGATGAAGATTATGAGGCTGCGATGGACAATCCTATTATGGTTCCGGCCGTAAGGCAGTCTATAATTGATAAACTATATACAGGTAATGCCGATCTTCTTACTGCGAGAGAAAAAGATGTGTATGATAAATACAAACAAGATTTTGATGATTATGTATCGTCTTTGGGTGACAGTCCTGTTAATCTCATAAAATCATTATCTGAGAAGGCTGATAGGCTTACAAGTCCGAGATCTGTGTATGAGGATAATAAAGCTATTATTGATATGGCTAAATCCAATTTGGAACCAGATCAAAGGAAGGAACTTGATGATGCTATTTCTTCGTATGTTGATATAATGAACAGACGAGACAAAGGGGAGAATGTTGACGAAGATAAGCTTGCTGATTCGGTATTTACCATAGAAGATCTTGGCCAGGTTGGAAATATCACAGATCTCCTCCCTTATATCGAACAAAACAGGATTATTGACAAAGGTCGTATTTCCGAATCTACGTTAAGTAATTTTGGAGAGGATGATGCTAATATAGATTCTCTTGTAAATGAATTAGACGAATCTGACAATACACCGGGAGCTAACATAGATAGCGCCCAGAATCCAGAGACGTTGATGGTTAGAAGAATATCCAACGATGGCAACGAAAGGTATGAAATTGCGGGTCTTAGAGCCGATAAATTTATATCTTCTATAAAATCATTGGTTCCTATTCAAATAAGCTCTGAAACGAACGCTAATGGCACTAAAAGGTATTCTCTTAACATAGGTGGAGAAACGGCTACTATAATTGAACTGCCTTATCATGCGAGATGGTCTATAGACAAAGAATCGGCTCGTGTTCTTAACCGTTACACAGATGTGTCTATTCAGGACGTGGGTAATTCCTATTCTTTGGTTTATAAGCGTCTTGATTCAGATGAGTTGGTTCCGTACAGAACAGGTGTCGGATTTGGAGAGAATGAGGTAGATAAAATAGATCAGGAAGCATTATCTTCTTTGAAAAAAGGAGATAAGGTTAATCTCGAAATAGATGTAAATGATACCTATAATCGGTCTCTTTTTGCCGAATACAATGATGCTGTTCAGTCCGGAGATAAAAAAAGAATAGAATCTGCTGAAAATAAACTGGTATCCAATATTGTTATCAAGGTCATGAGTGGAAACAGATTCGTTTCTGTTGTAAAAGCTGACACAGGGGGCATAGATGGTATAAGTAAGATAAGAAGAACGGCTTTCAACAAGTGGAAGAAGGACGCCGGCCGGTCGGCTACCATCGGCGTCGGCACGCATGTTGTTGCCCAGACCCTTCCCGGAAGACCAGTGTTTAACATGAAGGTGAACGGTCAAGGATATGGCCAGGTAGAAAATCTTCCTGTTACCGAAAAAGGTGCTGAAAAAGTATCTGATGTCGGATATGTATTAAATGGCAAAGTCGTGCTTAAGAACGGATCTAAATACACAGGCTTCCCATTTGCTTATTCTATATTAAATGACAAGGGGAATAATTACAAAAATGTAAGAGTTCCGGTAGTCGTCATCAAAGGTAAAAACGGTCTTAATTATCTTTTCCCAGTTAGCCTACGTTCTGTAGAATCAGAGGAAGGGCAGAAATGGATGTCTTTTATAGATATGCTGCTTGAATCTGGTGATTCTGAATTGCTACAGATGGGTCAAGATGATATACAAGATCTTAATGCGTATCTAACCAAGTTAGGCCTTGATCCGGCTTCGTATCAAGTATCGTATTTGAATCCTATTTCAGGGCTTAGAAAAGCTCGTGAGGCTATAGAAGAATTATCTACAGTTCCTGATGTTGTTAAGTGGGTAGAAGATGGAAGTAGGAGTGTGAAAGACATTGTGACGTCTGAAGTAGAATCTGGAATAGATTTCGAAGGTGAGATGTTTGTCGCTCCTAAGATCAGGATTCAGTTTGGTAAATCATCTTCCAGACCTAAGTCGCTTATAGAGGATGATCTTCCTTTCTCTGATGAGGGTAAGATCGTTACTTCTAAAGAAGACGTGGATGTTTATGAAGAGGAAATGTCAGAGGAAGGGGCTGTCCGGGAGACTCAGCCGGCGCCATTAGCTCAGCCGGCTTCTGCGACACAAGCTATGCAGTCTTTACCTGGCAAGAAGCGCACCTCCAGGAAAAACCTCTCTCTTATGTTAAACGAAATAGAATCTCATATAGAAAAAGAAGGATTGCCGCCTTATGCTAATATTTTTGATTTTATAGCAAGGAAGATTGTAGGAGGTGATTTGAGATTTCTTCGTGAGAGAGGTAATCCTAAAAGTCTTAAGGAGGAAATGGGATTAGAACCTAAAGGAACAGTAGGTGATAAAATATCCACTCCTTCCAGTAAAGGTGGTAAGACTTTAGAAGAATACGTTTCTTGGCTTCGTTCTCAAACAGATCAGGTGGTGGTTGATTATGTTGGGCCAAGATCTGACGAACAAATTATATCAGAGTTGAAAAACTTTTTGAAATATATTAATTTTGTTCCAAGTAAGGCTTTAAATTATTCTCTTAGAGTCAATGGCATGGATACCCTAAAAGAATATGGCACAAAAGAGGAAGTAGAAAAAATGGAATCTGATATCAATAGTTTGGTTTCTAAAGTTTTGCCTACGGTGGATAATAAAACTGTAGAAGATGTTTCTACTGCAATAAAATCAAACAACTTGCCTGCCATATGGGAGCCCGTGGAAAGCCTTGATATGACAAACGAGGAAAAAATAGAGTTTTTGAATAACGTAGCAGATTTCCTTAGCGGCATACCAGAGTATGATGCTGTCGTGGAGTCTATAGAGTCAGAATCAGATAATATTTTAAATGATGGAAAAGAAGGAAGTGCAGAAGGCGGTGCAGTACGCACTGAGGAAGATGGCGATAAAAAGGGAGATGGAGAAGGCAAAGGACAATCCAGAACAAATGTCGAAGTTGAAAGAAATGTCGAATTACCTGGATCTGAAGAAGGAAGAGTAGATAACTATAGGAAGAACGGAGATAAGTTCTCTGACATTGCTGAAGTTACTTTATGGCTACTTAGAAGGGCTGCCGGCATAACCTCTATCCCGGAAGGAGAAGAGGTTTATGTAGAGGGAGATGAGGTTAATAGTATTATGACCGATATGGAATCAAGGTACGGGATAGACACCATCAACCACTCGCATACGACTAAGGCTATAAGGGACCTTAACGGCGTATCAGGTTATAAAGTAGAATACGGCTTAACCTTTTTGACATACGATCCTTTTATTAGAATATCCAATCTAAGGAAAGGATCTAAGGCTGCGAAAGACGAACCTCGTATATCCGAAGAGTCGCTTACTCACATATCAAGGGTGACAACCCCTTATTTCCTGTACGGCGGCGATGAAGCATATACATCTGTTCCGGCTAAGGTAGAACCTATACCGGAGAAGATAATGGGTCGTAATGGCATTAAATTTGGTATGAGTGTAGTCGAGTTAACCAAATTAGGGTACAAAAAAGCTGGTGGAAACTGGATATATAAATTTTATATGAACTCAGGTGTGTATGATTTGTATAATATCAGTACCGGTGAAGCGTTTAGGGCAAAACCGGATCTTGGAGTTAAGATAAGTTCCAGTGCATTCATCCGCTCTTTATCTCAATCTGGTAGAAAAACACAAAATATGATGAGTAACATGAGTCAGGAAGAGATAGATAGGAATAAGAATCTCGTAGAAGGTTCTGATAATTCGGATTCGATAAATGAGTTAAATAAAGAGTGTTGAGTATGAGAAGGAGATTTTTTAATGCTGCGGATAATTTCGTGGGAGGATGTTATAATAAGTTATCTAATGAAGATATAAAAAGGCTTGGAGGAAAAAGACCTTATGTATGTCAGTTTAATAAAATTCATATACATATAGGGCCTGTATTAAAAGATCATGATTCCGATGTTAGTTACATAATGTTTAATAGTGATTGGAATTATGGTGGTTATGAATCTATGGTTTATAATCATAGCAATAATGGTATTTTTATATTAGGTGAAAACAAAATTGGTAACATAGAAGATCATATACAAGATCTAACATATTGGTACGAATATGATCCGAGTCTTAATGAAAATTATTGTTATTATTATTATGAAGCTGATAATAGTGGAAATGCTATTAAGTTGAATGGTGAGTTTTGTGATACCAGTACTGTTTTCAACATTCCCAGCTTGGAAGTCACCACTCTTCGTGATGGCAGTTTGAGTTTTCCGGAGATTTATATAGAAGGAGTTTGGGATCCGTCATTGTATAAATCAGTTTTATAATTAACTTTGTAAAAAAGTTAATTATTATGGGTGTCAAATGTCAGATAGAAAAGAAGGAAAATAAAATAGAACGGGTTGAGGCTCCTAACGGTGAGCCTTCCGTTCTTTACGAAAGTGCTTTAAAAGTATTAGGAAACAGCGAGCGGGCTCTTCAGGTATGGGCTAAGGCTTACACTCCTGGTTTTTTGTCGTATTACGGTCATTGGAATAACCCGGCTCCAGGGGAGATGTTTAATACCGATCCTAATGGCGAACCTCTTTTAGAAGATGTGCTGTCGTATATGAAGCGTCAGGCTTATTTTTCCGATCCCTTAACGGCTCAGGATGTTAAGGATGTAAGAGATGTTATGATATCCAATTCCATATATAGCATACGATCTCTTATTAATAGAGTTAGAAGCTCTTTTTATGTGGATGGTAATCTTATCCTAAATGAAGAAAATCTAAGGAGATCCGGCTTGTACAATGAGACAGAGATAAGTAGGATATTAGATAATCCTTCTGTACTTAATGAGGTCAGCTCTTTTATGAGGTTATTATTAGATTATTCCAATAACGAACACGATCTCGGGAAAGAGTCTTACTTCACAACCGTAGAAAAACCATACGGTCCTGTTGTGTATAAAAATGGTGTCTTCGATAAATTAGGAAAGAGAGCATCATATAATCCGGCTGAAGTTTACGAGGTTATAAAAAATACAGTAGGAGGTATTAGTGTTGCTTCAGAGTTTGATGCTGCTTTCGAATCTTTATCTGATTCATATCCGGAGTTAGTTGAAAGATATCAGTCGGATAAGAGTTTTGCCTTGTCGCTGTTCAACGAATTTTCGAATATGAACATCGTTCCGGTTGTGGCTTTAGAAGATAATAATATCGTAGAAGGGAAGAGACGGTCATTATCAAAGTTGCAAGATTATGCTTATTACAGCCCTATTGGATCTGAGTCATTACGAGCTCGTATATCAGCCTTTCTAAACAGGGTTAATGCTGATACAGAAGAAGACCTTAGAAGTATGATATGGGATGTAGAAGAGGCTTGTGTAGGTCTTGGTATAGATATCGTAGGCGTGTCTAAGGCATATGACGGAACAGAAGAATCGCTGAATAAAATTGATAGCTTGATGCTGGATCTTGATATTTATGTAGCAAGGCGCAACGATGATACTTATGCTCCTACCTTAGCTTCTGCTATCGATGACGTTCTTGGAGATAGCCAGGATCGCCGTGTTATGTTTCTGCCAGAGTATATGGATAATATGAATATCGTTTATATGGAATCTGACATAGATCCGGTATCGGCATTTGAAAATCATTCTCTGCTTTATCTTGGTGGAAACCTATATCATAAGGTAGAAAGAGATAATTTAGGTGATTTGTACGATATAGCTGCCGAGCTTGCCAAGCGGAGTCTAACTTATTTCCCACCTGGTATCTATCCTGAATATTGTTTTAAGGATGGTGTTTTAGATAAGCTCCGCGTGAAAAACGTAGATAGTAAGGCCCTTGCTGATTCTATTAAAAAATACGTCCTGTCTTATACCGATTCTCAGAATACGGAAGAGATGAATGCTACCAGATTGGCGTTCGGTCATCTTGTTGTTCCTGGAAGCCCGTATGTTAATGAAGAACGGGAGTTTAGCCGATACATAAACAGAAAGCAGGACAAAGAGAATCCTTTACTCTTATTCGATTTATACCAATCTTATCTTGAAAATAAGCTTCATAATACGGAAGTGTACGAAGGGGCATACAAGTATCTTGACTTTAAACCAGATCATTTACTGGGTCTTACCGTTTCAGATCCGGATACGTTAAAACAAATTGAACTATCTTTGGCAGGTAATGATCGTGAGCAGTTATTTGAGTATAGCATGAGCAGCACCGATCCTTCTTTTACAGATCTGTTCTATTTGGATTATTATGATATGTTATATGCCGGTTCTGATTTCTATCACGATCTTTTTACGAAACATCCTAATCTCTTAAATGAGGTTCGGGATCATAACATAACTAAGCAGGATGATAATGTTATCGTAGAAGGTTTGTATGATAATTTTATCAGAATAGGAGACATGGTGTTCACTAAAGTTGGCGAAAGTAGTTCCGGCTCTATCTACCAAAATCTAACAGGAACCGAATCGGAGGTGAAATACGATTCTACTCAGAAGGCTAAGACGGTAGAAACCGATTACGCTCCATACCAAAACAGATCTGGCTTGACGCAAGATATGACCGTAAGCAAGTCTGAATTGGATGATCTTAATAAATTGGAATGCAGGTAATTTTTGTATACATATAATATAGTTTTTTCATAATTACGATTTGGAAAGTGAGGCTTGTGAAAGTCTCACTTTTCTCATATATGTACGTATATCAATAACATACAAGAAAAGTTATATTTTCATTGTTTATGGATTATTTTTGTTAAGTTTGCGATATTAGTTTCAGGAAGGGATTATGGGAATAAGGAAAAAGTAAGAACCGAACGTAACTAATAACAGTAGGAAATGAGAATCAGTACCATCAAACGTAACAACAGCATTCATCTTATGTATAAAAACATTATGAATGATTTAGGTCAATTAAGAACTGTAGTTTCAAAATCCTATATTTATAATCTGATACAAAATCAAACCGGATTAAGTATCAGAACTATATCCCATGTCTTGAATCACACAAAAGAACAGGATACAGATTCTTTGTGAAAACCATACATTTTCATACATTTGTGTGTTCTTTAGTTTTTAGATTTAAGTTTTTCATGGTATTAGTTTAGATTAGTGTAGATCAGGGTTCGCAGTGATGCGGGCCCTGGTTTGTTTTAAAAAGTATTAAAATATTTGTTATTTAAAATCCTGTTCCTATCTTTGTTCCAGAAACAATGAACAACGAGATCCCACCTCTGGTTGTTTGATGTTGAAAGATATTTTTGGCTCATTAGGGTTTGTCATAGTGGGATCTGACATTCTCTTTTGGGCCTATTTTTTTTATTATGGATAATACTTGTATTCCTTTTGTGTTAATAAACGACAGAAAAATGATTGACGCAAAACATGTTCATAAATTGTTAGAATGTAAGTATGATTTTAAACATTGGATTAAGGATGTAATATCATCTTTTAATTTTATGACGATCGGGTATTAGATATAATACATAGATCTATCGATAGGTATAATAAAAAATGTATAAAATATTTTACATATATAATAAGAAATAATAATAATGGTTTTTATAAAATAGGTAAAAGCTCTGATGTAAAAAGAAGGCTATCTGGGTTGTCTATTGTAGAAGATAACTTAACATTAAGAATGGTTCAACTTATCAGATTGCGATTTGAATGATATAATTGATAAATATAAATTCAAGTTGTGTGACATGGCTTGAATTTTATTACAATAAAAAGTGATTAAGAGATGAGTCTATGGTGATATTTACTCATCTCTTCTTATTTTTCTGAAAATACTTCTCTTCTATAGGAAATAAACACACCCATATTCCACCCTGCAATCATGATCTTTGTTACGTGCTTCATGCACATATGTTTAACAATTAAATACTATAAAATTATGGGTGGTGATAAAATCGTCCTTTTAGATGGAGCCGGGGCTAACGGTGGTGGTGCAGCCACTAACGGTCTTCTTTCAATGATTCCCGGCATGTTTGCTAATTTGATAGGTGGTAATAAAATGGATCCGAATCTGGTGGCGGCTTTGATGAACGGTCGTAACAACCAGGACGGTTTCGGTGGGGCTAACGGTTGGTGGCTCTGGATAATTGTTTTGTTCTGGCTGTGGGGTGGACGCGGCTTCGGTAACGGTTTTGGAAATGGCGGTGATTGTTGCGCCAATGGTTTGCCGGCTCAGTTGAATAACGATTACGGTCGTGAACTTTTGATGCAGGCAATTCAAGGTAATCGTAGCGCCATAGATCAGATTGCTTCTGCTTTGAACTGTTCTACTACTCAACTTCAGAACGCTATCTGCAACGTACAGGGTGCTATTGATAAAGTAGCTGGTCAGGTAGGTATGACTTCTCAGGCTGTTATCAACGCAGTTCAACAACAAGGTTGTGAAATAGGAAATCAAATCAGCTCTTGCTGCTGCAATCTGAGTTCGTTGATCAATCAAAGCACTTGCCAGACTCAGGGAATGATTACTCAGCAAGGTTTTGATAACCAGCTTCGCACGTTGGAACAAACCAATATCTTGCAGAACGGTCTCAACCAAGGTCTGGCTAACAATCGTGAGCAAGCTACAAGCCAATTCAATATCTTGTCTGCGAAACTTGACGCCCAAACCGTTATGATCAACGACAAATTCTGTCAGTTGGAAATGAGGGAGATGCAGAACACTATTGCTCAACTTCGTGAAGAAAAAGCGGCTTTGACAGCTTCGGCATTATCTCAGCAACAAACCCAGAATATCGTTGGTCAATTACGCCCGACGGCCGTCCCAGCCTACCCCTCTTGTTCTCCTTACCAGGCTTATTCTTGGGGACAGGTATTCGGAGGAGGTTACTGCAATAACGGATGTGGATGTAACAACGGATGTTGCAATAACAACGCTGCTGTCTGATTTTATTAAGAGAGGAGGCTAATATGGCTTGTGTTTCTAAAATAGGATCGTTGTATGAGATGGTTACGAAGAATGTTATTGTCAGTACGACAAATACAATCTTCGGTATTAACCCACGGGCTTGGATCGCCCTTCCGTGTGAGGGTCTTATCCTTCTTAAGATAAGGCAAGTAGTCCCCACAGCCGGAAGTGCTCTACCGGTACAGATTGCGGTCCCGGCAAACAGCACAGTTTCAACAGTAGGAGCCGACACCTGTTGCTCGGTTACGGGAGTGAATGTCGTGAACCCTATTAACGTAGCTGTAACGGGTGCTGCTATGGTAAATGGCACAGAACGCCTTCTGTACTTCAATAAAGTTCGTGGCGTGTTAAGATTAATGGATTGCTGTGTTCCAGTAGCGGCAGCCCAGGCGTCTGAAGTTAAAGCAGGTAAATGATTTCAGTAGGGTGATGGAGATCATCACCCTATTTTCACCTAAATAATATTTTGATCATGTTTTCAGATTTGAAGAAAGGGTTTCAGGTACATACCCTTGATACTAATACAGTACCTAAATACGAATTGGGAAAGGTAGTAGCCGTATCCGAACCCAGGTATCTTCCTCCTCAGCCGGGTCAGTATCAGGCGATGCAGACCCGCGTGGTGGATCTGACGGTAGAGCTCACTGGCGAAACCAAGACCTATACGGTCCCGGAATCCCAGAATGTGGCTAAGGCTATGGGTATAACATTATCTACCAGCATAGATCCGATTATGAACGAACTGAATGCTATAAAAAGCACCAGTCAAGACATAATAGACAGCGTAGATACCCATCGTGCCAAGATAGAGGCTTGTGAATCTATATTAGAAGACATCAATCCGGCATTCAAACAAACGAGAGAGCAGGATCGTAAAATAGCTGGTATAGAAAATAAGGTGAATGACCTTACTGATTCATTCGAAGATTTAAAGAAGTTAATTGTAGAACGTTTGAAATAAGTATAATATGATAGTATATGATTTAAATTCAGGACACAGAGAATATCCTGGATATGACGAGATAGAAGACAGACGAGGTGGAGGCAGAGGCAGAAGCCGGCGTGCTGATGGAACGTACATGGAGTACGGACATGGGTTCCTTCCTCCTTATGATCATTACGGTATGCATGAGAAGATGAAGGAAATGGAAGAACGCGAAAACGAGCTGGAAGAAAGGGAAAGAAGGCTTGAGGAGCGCGAACGTCGTCATGAAATGGAGGACCGGGAATACCGGAGGATGGGTTACGAATCCTACCCGACCGATTACTATGGAGACGACAGATACTACGGTGACGGACCTCAGATGCGTAGAGGTCGCGGACGTGGCAGAGGTCGTTCTTATTGAGGAGCAGACGCAGAGGATCCAGCTTATCAGAAATATGTAGATACTTACGGCTACCATTTTTCTAATGCTCTTGCTGATGAGGCGGTAAAGAAGATGGTCAACGTCGATGGATCCAAGAGGATCTGGAAGCAGCCGGAAATAAAAGATATTTTTGAAAAGTGCGGAGCGAAGAAGCCGGATAAAGCGACATGGGGCGATGTCCAATATGTCTTTGCAATGTACTATTCGGATGGTTTTCCGAAGGTCTTCAAATGTGAGAACGAGTTGGTGAAAGCTACGTTAATGTATTTGGATGATCCGGATGCTCCCGAAGGAGTAGCCTTTATAAGATGGCTTGCCGTGCAAGATTACCTCGGCGAAAAAATAAACTGGAAGGATCTGACCTGAGATCCAGATCCAGGTCCTTCCGGTGGTGCGGGAGCCATAGTAAAAAATATGATTCCCGCATTCCCGTTTTTCCCGTTTGGAAAAAAAAGGAATAAAAATATTATACCGGTCGGCGGGCAATAGAATACCCGTGGCCGGTTTGTTTCACATAACTTTTTTTTGGGATATGAATATAGCACATGAATCTAAATCGAATAAAACCCCCTTGTATTTAATAGGAGAGTTGATTGGCGTACCGAATACGGTTATGGACTCAGCATTGCATGAACTGAAAGATAGAATAGACAAAGACCCTAAATATAAAGATGTTAAAAATTGGCTCGAATCTTTACCCAAGATCTGAACCTATTTTTTTTCAATACCAGGCCCGATGCGATTTTAACGTATCGGGTTTTTATTTTAATTCATATTGTTTTATTTTAAATCTAATTAATTCATGTATGTCGTACTTTTGTTGAAAAAGTATTCTATATGGAAAATAAGGAAGATTACATTGGTTACGAAGATCAAGAACTGTGTAACCGGTATTACAAAGAGGCTGAAGCCATGAGGCAAAAGCAGGACTGGTCTCAGCTTAGGGCTGTCCCTGCTCCGGCTAAGGGAACCCCATCGCCCGGCTGGGGTCAGCTTGGACGTGGAAATGGTGTCCGTGTTAAGTACGTTAGTATCAATTCAGGATTGGGAGGAGATAGGTTATGACCGTAGAAGAATTAGCTAATAAAAGATACGGTGGCGAATTTGTTTTCATGTTTGGTCATCTTGAAGGTAGAACAAGATTCGTTTTTGAATGCTTTGATCCCAGACCTGATCACGAAGGTAAAAACACTTATATGGTTTCCTATTTTGAAAAGGGACTTCATAGAAGAGATGTGGTAGATGTACCGTGTTATATGAATGTTTTGCAAAAATCGTAAAATTGTAGATGATATGGTTAGAATTGCATATTTCGGAACCGATGGATGTCTTGGTCATCACGTTATTCCAATACGAGGTAAATTTACGGAAGAGGATATTAAGGTAATAGAATCTATAGATTGTGATGATTTCTATAAGGTGTTTGACGTTATGCGTTATTTTGTGGATTGAGACATTGTTCTATCATTTCTCAGTTTGCGGCATACGGTATAGCCCATAAAAACCGCAGTGTTCAAGGATTTTTGACAAGCAAGAATCGGTTTTTAACAAGAGAGGAAGCGTCTGAACTTGTTAGAAACAATAATCAGGAGATGGTGGTAGATAGGAATGCCATTAGAGAACAGTTGTATTCAGAAGATTTGTATTAACTAAAAAATAAAACAATATGGGATTTATAATCAGAAAGTCAATCATTTATAATATGATGGACGGCAATCAGTTAGAGTATGAATTTGACAACATAAATTTAGATCATATCACATTTAAAGGTAATGGTAAAGAACCTTTTTCATTTAACAGAGTCCTTGTTGAAAATTTAATTGAGACATTTGAGACTATGCAAGATATATACTCTGATAATTACGGAATTAAGGTTTATACCGGTAATTGCATAATTCAACTGAATGTAAATCCAAAGAACTTAAGTGAATCCTTTTTTGACGTATATGATAGAGATGGGATGAAATTGATATATAGCATACAAAATAGTATCTTGAAAGAAATGTTTGTCATATGATTACTAAACAAGATATACAAGCAGCAGCATCGTATATTTTCCGAAGCAGTTTTGTCTCGGAGGACCAGGCAAGGAAAGCAATGGTAAAAGCCGGCAATAACGCTACCAAGATCCTCGTCAAGACCTTTAGAGGCAAGTTGTTCAAGAAAGCTTTTGAAAGAGCCCGTAGAGGAAAGGATATCAGTTCTTTTGAAAGACAGGAAAAAGAAAGTGGTTTCAATTTTCTACATAATCCTAATAATGGTCGTATGCAAAGCGGTCATATTATAATAGATGGAATTGGTCTGTTTAAACAAATAATAGAGTCGGGTACGTAAGTTATCCGACTTTTTTATATATTTGTAGCATGGCAAGAGGTTATTATTGGATACCACAAACAGATGAAACGTTAAATGGCAGAAGCTATTACGTGGCTAAGATAGTAGGGGATATCACGTTTGATACTAAACGAAAAAGAATCGTATTTCAAGCTGATAGGTATTTCCCTGTAGGATCTGTTTTCCATTTTACGCACAATTGCTTCAATTATATCATAACTTGCCGACTTCGCAAGCCGGGGCTTTGGTTTGAAGCCAGGAGAGAGGATTCAGGCTCTATTTGCCCTGAAGATATTGAGCGCTTTGAATCGGGAAGGTTTATTCACCGAGATGGGTACATGCATTACATATAAGCTAAGCTTGACGATTTTTCGTCAGATTATAATTTTTTTTCATATTATTTTAAAGCCATCAGACTGAGAAGTTAGATGGCTTTATTTTTTATGATATGCTTGATTTTTAACTACCTTTGTCTCATAACAAAAATGTTTTACTATGACATCAACGTGTATTATTAAAAGAGATAATAAAAATAAAGTTGTTTCTGTCTCTACCAGATCAGGGGACAGGTCTATGTTGTTTGATAAAATAGCATCTATTCCTCTTATGGAGAATAGGGAACGGGCTACTACTGTTTTTAAAACCGTATTTTCTAATAAGTTCTTAAAGGCTTTTGGTGACTGGAGAAGGAATGTACCTGTTAATAAACAGGCTTATAATAAGGTAAAATCCAACATCGGCCTTATTCCGGAATCCTATAGAGAAAGGGTGCTGGATAAGGCTTCTAAGATGAGTAATCCTATTCTTGTGTCAAAATCAGATGCACCTTATGGAATCCGAGAATCGGGCTTTGGATTCTACAGCCAAGATCTGGGTGATAATATTATGTTGGTGGATGCTATGGTTCCGTCAAGTATTTCCGTACCGGAAGGACCTGGAATAGACGCCGGGCAGTATTTACAAGATGCTATATCTTCGGACTTCACTCCCGTATCTATGGTACAGGATAAGGGTGTTAATTATATGGTTATAAAAGACGGTCTTAAGATATTTAGCCCAGAAGAGTTACCACAGACAGATTCTAATCCTGTGGGTGTAACGTATCATACTGGAGAGCCTCGTTTGTTTTTCATGAACGATCGTAGTCAATTATTTGAAGATTACGGAGAAGCTCTTCGCTCTGGAGGGAATGATATTAGAATAGGATTCTTATCCGGCACCGTTCAAGAATCTGCCGTGGATGGCGTGGCAGACATTACTTACAAGGCTGGAAAGTATGTTCTTAATAATCCCAAGTCTTTTATACCGGTCATGACCGCTTCTGCTTCTACTTCTTTATCAACAAAAGGTGGTATAATTAACTACCTTATAAAGAAGGGTCTTTTGTCAGGATCTAAGATATTCGATCCTGAAACAAGAAGCTATTATCTTACAGGAGAAGGACATACAGGACAAATTAGACTTTTCAATTCAGCCTTATCCTACACCGAGCTCCGTAATCATTTTGGTTCCGATGTTTCCATGAATGACCAAGGTATGATAACCATAAGCTCGTTGGATAATAGTAAGGTAACTATGAGACTCGCCACCGGGGGAACGGAAAGGGTTAGTAGGGAACAGATAAAGAACGATCTTAAGTCTGGAAGATACAATGAATTGGATGCCAAGTACGATCATTTTGATGCGCTTGTAGTTTCATTCATATTAGAAGATAACGATCTTTATGCTGATACTAAAGCTAAGATCGTATCAGATTATAGCAGGCAGGAACGTGACCAACGAAATTCTATTGTCGAGATACTGAAAACGCTTGGCGTTAGTGTCATAGGTATGACCGACTATATAGAGAAGTATCAAACCAAATACGGGCACGAACCTTCTGCTAAGGCATTGGCGGATATTGCCAATAACGTAATAGCAGTCGGTGAAGATGCTACTTTATCTGATTTAGTAGAAGAGACAGCCCACTTCCTTGTAGAGGCATACAGAGATCAGAATGCTGTTGAGGCTGTTATGCAAGATGTAGAAGGTACGGAAGAGTGGAACCAGTATGCAGGTCAGTATTATAATACATACGGTAAGGTATATGAGGGAGCTGAGCTTGATAATGCGGTTAGGAGAGAAATTCTTGGAAAGATCCTCGCCAGGGAGATGCAGGCCGGCACAGCACAGGCGCCGGTAGAGCCCACCTCCTTCCTGGGGCGCGTCCGGCAGCTTTTCTCTGGAATCGTAAGCTGGCTTAAATCAGCTTTATCAACCCAAAGACAAGATTTGAATAACGTTATTAAAAACATTCGTGATCTTGCCATTACTGACATAGATAAAGGATTTGACACCTCTCTGTTAAAGGATAATGACTTTACATTATACTCCCTTTCTTCTATGAACAAGAACAAGTTTCTTGAGTCTAAGATCAGATCGCTAAGAAAAACATTAAGAGACTTACGTCAGATAAGCTCTGATAGGGCTGTAACTACGTCTATGACCCTTGCTCAGCTTAAGACCATAGAAGATAAGATAAATAAAGTAGAGACCGAGATAGACAAGAATGAGATGGCGGCTGCCATGAACAGCATGATCTCCACAGCCGAAGCTCAGGTCAGATACTTAAGCAATGTGGTGAACACCATCCGTCATGGTGATACCAAAGACGGTAAGCTTCACTTCAATACCAATGATCGAAAGAACGTAGATATTATCAACAATCAGGTTCTTCCGATCATGAACGATCTTCGAGGATATATCCGTAACAGAAGTACCGAATTTGATGAACGTGAAAAGCAGGATTATACAAATAGGATCAATACCGTCATTGCCGACATCAATGGTATTCAGTCTGATATTAAATCAGTACAAGACCTTGATGAAAGTACGTTGCTTGATAAGTTAATGAACGAACTTCATGTGCCGGCAGATAAGGTAAAGAGAGTAAAAGAATTTTTCGACAAGGTTCAACACGATGTTTCTTGGATAAGTAGGTGGTTTGGTATATTAGAGCATTCTTCCAGTCCGTTCAATAACGCTCTTGGAGCTATGATTGCCAAAGACAATTACAATGCGATGGTGAATGCCCAGCCCGCCATATCCGATTTCCTGGCATATGCGAAAAAGCATGGTTTTAACAAATCTGAATTTGAAAAACTGCTTCAGAAAGTAGATGGCAAAACTTCTAATTACCTTCGTAGTGCTCTTGATATGGCTAAATACGATCGTAATAAGAAGCTGGCGCAGATGCGAGCGTTTGCGACTGCCATGAACATAGAGATATCAGAAGAAGAAATTGGTGATGTGGTTGACAATAACCGTAATTACGTATTTAAAAGAGAAGTAGTTGACAAGGATGGAAATACGGTTACTGAAAACGCTAAATTCAAACCATCGTCTGATAGAGTTAATACCGATATTTTTACCATCGAGCAGGAAAAGATTTATACAGAACAGATGGAAAAGTGGGATGCTGAAAATTCGGAACTGGAATTTAGCGGAAGTTATGCCACAAGAATGGAATCCATATACAAAAAGGCTGAAGAAGAATTAGGGCATCCGGTTTCTCAAACAACCAAAGAATACCTTAATGCTCTATCCAGGCAAAAACGGATATTGAGGCAGCCTTTTATTGATAGCGGTGGTAATTTTGATGAGGTTGCCTATTTTAAAAGCAGCAATTACGAAGAAGAAGGACTGCTTCGTAAACAACGTAAGGAAGCAGCTTCAGAATACATATATGTAGGAACCAGGAGAGTGGAAAAAACCGGCGACCAACTTAAGATGGCTAAAGAAATACAAGCTATAAATGAAGTTTGGAGAAAGGAATCAAATAATGTTACCAATGCCGTATCAGAATCGTTTTTGCAAAAATTAAGAACGATTCAGAGCGAGTCGGGAGGAGAAGCTGCGCTGAAGACACTTATGTTGGGAGGTCACCTGTCGTTCAATGATCGGTTTTGGAATGAAGTAGAATCGGAACAGTCGGCGCGTACCGAATCAAATAACAAGGCTTCGTATCTTAAAATGGCGCATGATATCATTAGTTCTACGACAAGTGATAGAGATGCGACTGACGTGGATTCGATTGTGAAAGATATAGAAAAAAATAAGGCCATTATCAAGGAAATAATCGGAAACAACCGAGATGTGGCTGATATCGGAGAAATTAACGAAGCGACATTTACCTCATCTGAAAGAGATGCTTTTAGGGCCGCATCTGAAGCTATTGAAGCTGATTACGCTATCTTAATAGATTATGCTAAGATGGTGGGTCTTGAAGATATTGATAAGTACCTTACTAAAAGCAGTAAGGCCGAAAACGAAGTAAATCAGTCTTATTTAAATGCTCTTGCTGACTCCAAGGAAGTGGAATGGAAGTTCGTACAACGTCATACTACGGCGAAGAAAGCAAAAAGGATTCAGGCTTTAAGGGATAAGCTGTTTAAGGCTGCTGATAACCGATATCTGTTTACCGTATCTGAAACCAACTACCTGTCAGAAAAGCTTGGTATAAGCAAAGAATTAGACGGTAGAGATTTCAGGAATGCTGTTAATGCTAAGATGGCCAGCTTGTTTTTAAATAATACAAGAGAAGAGGGCATAGAAGAGACCAATGCTATTGTTAATGAATTTGCCAGGAGCCAGGTCTTTTCGTACTATAAACGCATGGCGCCTACCGGATATGCGGCCATGATCGACAAAATAGGTCGAGGTGAGATAGATGTGGCGCAGATGGTTAAGGACGTACAAAACGGTACATCCACCCAAGATTATGGCATGGACATATCGTACCTGTCTTTCGATCCTGCAAGGGCATGGGTGGCTGAATCTGAAGCCGAAAATAGCGGCCGTAATCCTGATTATGTAAAAGATCATGGGTATGGTCATCGCATGCCTAAGAAAAGCCTGTATCGTGATGAATCGTATTTCAATGACTTTGGTATCAAGTATGATGCTGACGGTAATGAAGTTGCTACTAAAAACGTAGAGCAGTGGAATATGATTCAAAAACTCAAGGAAATAAAAAGACAATCCCTTGATCTATACAAAGAGCAGAGTCCCAATTTGTATGCTATTCCACAGATATCAAAACAAGACATAGAACGTATGGAAGGATTGGGTATTAACTTCAAAAATACGGTTCGTAATTTTGTATCAGATCTGTGCCTGGACAGAGTAGACGATTCTCTATATGGTAAGACCAGGCAAGGGGAAGTATATGACCCGGAAGACAGACTTAGGTCTATACCTAAATACTACATATATGAATTGGAGAACCAAGATGATGTATCTCACGATTTTGGCTACTCTTATTCGATGCTTATGATGCAGTCATCGTTATACAACGAAAAGCAGAAGTCTATAGAGCTTGCCCAAGGACTGGAGCAGATGTTGCTGAACAAACAATTTGAGGGCGGTAAGAAGGCTGAAGCAACCCAAGCATATCAGATGTTTAGGGACTTCTTCAACGATCATTATTATGGCATTAGGATGAACACCAAAAAACTTACGGTGAACATCGGAGGATATACGGTAGACCTTACAAGAATTATGATGGCTGTTGAAAGATTTATGTCGGTCATGAACTTGGCACTGTCTCCGTTTGTGGCAGCTACCGGCGCCCTGACAGGTCATATCAACCTCATCATGGAATCTGCCGTAGGACAGTATATAAGCAAAGACTCCCTTAAATACGCATCGGCTGAGTTTTCACGTCTTGCGCCATCTTGTATAGCAGAAACCGGAGACATAGATAGGAAAAGCAAATTATATGTCATAGGTGAGAGAATGGGGATATTCAATATCCGAAATCGTATGTATGGTGCCGGATACAATAGAGCGGCCAGGACCTTAATGTGTTCGCCTATGTATGCTTTTATGGAAATCCTGAACTACCCTCTTAATCCGCAGGTTATGATTGCTACTATGGACAATGTTCGTTATTACAAAGGCCGGTTCTACACGTTCCAAGATTTCAAGATGGAAAAAGAACGCAATAAAGAACAGAGTACCATAAAAAGAGAATGGAACGCATTAAAAGATCGTACTTTATGGAGTATGGTAGACGTCGTGGATGGAAAGGTGGTTGTAAAGCCGGGATCGGGTGTTACTGTTGAGGAAGTTGAAACCCAGATGGCTATAACCAGGAATCAAGTCCGTAGCTTGTCGCAGATATGTAACGGATCTTTGAATGAAGAAAACCGAACTGCCGCATCGCGCAACTGGATAGCCAGGTTCATGACCGCCCACCGAGGCTGGCTGGTGCTGGCAGCTCAACGTCTGTGGAAAAGACGTGGCTTCAATTTCCAAACAATGCAAGAAGAGGAAGGGTTGTCAATTACGTTAAAGAATATGATAGCCAAAACATTTAGCCTGGCTTCCGAGTCTGGTATGAAAAACATCATAGATGCCTGGAACGAAAATAAAGATAATATGAATGAGGTAGAGAAAACCAATATAAAACGTCTCAGTGTCTATGCCGGCACGTTCCTTACCATGCAGGCCGTATCTATGCTTCTTGCCGGATGGCGTGATGATGATGAAAACGAAGAAAGTTGGCTTACTCAATTTGGATCCTATGTCGGATTCAGAACCATAAACGAAATAGCTTCACAGATGCCGTTTATTATGGAGCTTAACGTGGTAGATATCATTAACGATCCGTTCGTCATGGGACGGAAGCTGAAGGATCTTACCGATCTTAGGAACTACTCACTTGATAAGGTGACGTCCGGTACATACAAAGGAGAGTCTAAGTTATTTAGGCAACTCGCCAAACAGACGTTTATCAAACAATGGTATAACATCAAGACGCCGGAAGACGTAGCGCGCGCCTATAATTGGTGGCAGCGGACAAACAACAAGTCAATGATGTTCTTCATCGGCGCCACTCCTGATTCGGAAGGAGACGATGATGTTAGTTACAAATAGACGAAGAATATCGGACTTGCATTGTTTTTGTATGATTCCAATATGTTATATTAGCATCGTCAAAGAGTAGATTGTACGTTTTTTGTTCTTACTTGAAAGATTATGTAGGTTTAATTTTTTCTGAAATTGTTTTCTTACCGGTTCTCAGTCAGAGATGATAGGGAACCGGTTTCTTTTATGTTGTCAATTATTGCTATCTTGCAAACAAAAATCATGAGACGAAGATTTCAAATAGGGATGGGGGTAAATCCCTCGCTTATAATCAATAAAGGCATATACATCCAACATGTAGATGGAGGATTATATACAAAAGAAAATTGGTCTAATAAAGGATATTCCAATGATCTATGCAATGGAATAGCTCTTGTAGATAAAGTGTGTTTTGTTATAGCCACCGAATATATTGGCACATTTCGTTGGGGTAAGGATGGAGAAATAGACAATATATTTGCATTTATAGGCCATTTGACCGGCCGGTAATCGTTATCGCAGTCGTCTTTTCTAATATAAAATCTTGCTCTGATCATGTTATTCCACTTTTTTTATTTCACTCAAATCGTTTTCAGACACCAAGTAAGATCTTTTTCCCGGTCTTCCTTCTTTATTAGCTTTATGTATTGTAAATATAACTGCTCCAGTACTCATGATTTGCATGTTCTTAAAGAAACCAACAAGAGGTTCTTTCGAATGTTTGTAAAGAACGCTTACTTTATCCCCCTTCTTTAATCCATAAACAGAATCGAAATACTCCTTTTTAATTATTCTAATATTATTTTTATGTTTGTTTATTGCATCATACTCTGTGTCTAACAGTTGAATCATTTGTTCTTTTGTCATTTTTTTTCCTCCTTATTTAATGGTATTAATCCTTTCCCGTGCTTATCATACCACAGCATAGCTATACAATTCCATGCGCATTGTGCAAGATGAAAACACCCTGTATCTGAATCTATTCTTTCTCCTTTCATGTATTCCATTAGGTGTCTGGCAGCCGCAGCACGATACCGTTCAAAGCCGTTATCAAGATTCTGCCAATTGTTAGGTCCGTACTTCTTTGCGCCAGCATGATAGACTCTTACAATGTCTTCAATCTCTTCCATAGGAAGTAAATCCCATCGTAGTTTGTCGTCTATGATGTCATTTTTCACCGATTTGTTTTCTATGGGGTCTTTGGTAAGAATAATACCCATAATATCCGTTTCTATAACGAACGTCTCCCCATTGCAACAAACCTCAGCATATTTATCATTTACTTCTATGTCTGATACTGCCTCCGCTATAGCTCCTTTGGCGACTTTAAATTCGGCACTGATTATATCATCTTTCAATATGCGAAAAATAGATCCTTTTGGATAAAGGATATTTTTAGTATTATCATCCATCTTTTCCATTGTTTTATCGTTGTTTTACCTCATTTCGATAGTAATATAATCCATCTTCGTCTTATACCCTATCATTTCTGTTTTTCTCAAAATACTGTCTTACGGCTTCAATCGCCTTATCGTCATCAAAAGCCTCTACAAACCCCTCATAGAATCTATTTCGCTCCATAGAGAACGTATTGCTTCCATCCGGAATGGTTCTGAACACAACTACCTTCTCTCCATCTACGTTCGTTCCTATGATGTTGTTATGGAGAATAATAGAATACCGCCCAGAGTTTTTGTTCTGGACGACACTATGTTCGAGATTGTAGAGTCTAAGTAGTTCTCTTATTTCTTTTACTCCCATATTATTTTACGTTTTTAGAAGTTACAGCCTCTTCTCCCCATTTCTTTACATATATAGACCTCATCATGTTCATTAAATTAGAGAAAGAAGAGATGGTTCCCATCTCTATGCAGAATGCAAGATTAGACTGTAGGGTTTCAAGTTCTTTCAACTGCTCCTGTGTAGCCCTATTTCTTATCATGCTTTCATGCTCATTAAATACAATCCAATTTAAACCTTTAGCCATCTTGGAGTAATCGGCATCCGGAAATCTTGATATAGCTCTTGATAAGACATTGTATTTATCACCTGCCTCTATTCGGTTTAAGATAAGCTTATCTGTTAACCACGTAACAACCTCAGCATACAACATAGGGTTTAGTTCCATAGCTACAAGCACCCATATATATGGATTACACATAGTTCTCCTATTCTCTCCTCTACCCATTGTCTTATAAGCTCCCATTTTTTTCATCACTTTTATAAGTGACTCTTTTTCAACAGATTGTATAAAACCAGGAAATCCTGATTCTATCTTATATCCTTGTTTTTCAAGGATATAGTAAACACGTTCCGCACTCTCCTTATTAGATAGGATATTTTCTATTCTCTTTTCATTCCACCCCATCTCAACCCTCTTCTTCGTATAGGCTTCCTGAAGGTCTGTTAAGGACATAAACGAAGTTTTAGTGTCCTGCTTAATTATTACGCCAAATAATTCTCGGTCTTTTGATACCATTGTAACATTTGTTTTCATAAAATATAACACATAAAAAAAATAATACGATACAAAAATATGTATCGTATTATATCTATACAAATATATTGTGTTAAATTTTATGGTTGTATTTTTATATTATGCGCCTATGGCTGCCTCTAAATTTCCTATAATATCAGTTTCTATCTCATCGATTTTATCATCAATGGTTGAAACCGCATTCTCTAAATCCCCTACAATACTTTCCATATCATCAACAACCGCCTCCATATTAGCTACAGCCTCATCTGATTGATAATATCTTTCTGTATCTTGTAACGACTCCGGCATATTGTCTCTTGCTTCTGTCTCCTCGTCTAAAATCATATCAACATCATCCTTGGCTGAATCCAGATTATGCCTGACCTCTGACAGCTTTGATTTGATAAACTCAAGATCTGTTTTATGCTTTTCCAAATTGGAAATAATATCCTCTATTTTCTTACGTCTTTTGCTGTTCATGCTTTTATCCTATTATAATATTCGATAATCTTTTCTTTCCTATCTCCCCGTTTTACTGCCATATTCTCAGCCAAGAACCTAAAATACGACACCGGTATGTCTTTGAATCTAATTCCTTCATATTTTCCAAACCACATTATTATGCTGTCAAGATCGTCCTCTCTCCTACCATCTCCATTTACGGATTTAAGAGAAGCTGCCCGGCGAAGTATTTCGTCTTTGGTAATAATATCTCCCATCCTTATATTGGACAGAAGTTGATCGCCGGCAAACATACACCAGCCCTTAGAAGGGAATTGTTCGATTGTCAAGTCTTCTATCCGGCCGAAACGCCTCATGTTGTCGCAGCAATCAACTATCAGCGCCTCTTTCTTGTCAGGATGGATGCGGACGGCGCGGCCTAATATTTGGTAATAAGTTGAATATGAGAAAGTTGGGCGACCAAACATCACACAATCAAGTTCAGGAAAATCAAATCCGGTAGCAAGCGTTGAATAATTAAACACGACCTTTAACTTACCTTCTTTGAAATCGGATATGATTTGCTCTCTTTTCTTTTTGGTTGTTAGCGATGTTACGACACCGGTTATGGCTCCCATCCTGGCATTCATGAACTCTGATATTCTATTACATGATTCAATAGAATCCATACATACCAAAATAGCCTTCCTCTCGTTCATAAGCTGAAGAAGGCGTTTGTATATGGAGTTGTTTAAGCCATTTCGTACAATACTTTCTTTAATAGATTCGTTGGTGTATTCGGCTCCGGTACTGTTTAACATCAGAGCCGATTCATCAAACGACCATCGTTCGTACTTAAGTGGACACCAAAACCCTTGAGAGGTTAGTTCTTGTATTTGTGTTACGTGAACTATCTCCTTAAAGAAATTACGCTCGTCTTTCGTCAGCATATTAAGTTTGCTGTAGTTCCCTTCCAGCATAGAACTGTAGGTCCGGAGGCGGCAGGGCGTGGCAGTGAAGCCCAGTACCTTCGCCTCTGGGAACTCGTTCATAAACTCCATAAATTCAGAACCTTCTTCTGGGGAATATCCTGAATGACATTCGTCTATCAATAAGGTATCTATCCCTATATCCTTCAACCTCGCTATATCCTTCTTGATACTTTTCAATGTAGCATAAGTCATAGCTGACAGCTCCTTTACGCCACATGAAGCAGAATATATAGTAGGCTCAGAACCGAACGATATAGCTTTTGCATAATTTTGTTCCAGAATCTCTTTTGAAGGTTGCAACACTAATGTCGGTCTATTAATCTCATGCGCTATCTTGGATATCAGGAGGCTCTTTCCACATCCACATGGAGCTACTATTATGCCGGGCTTTCTTGACCTCCCTGTAAGAAACTTAAGCCCGGCATCTACCGCCTCTTTTTGGTAAGGTCTAAGTTCAAAGCCCACTGCAATCAATATTATAATTTTGTGCGTAAAATCTTATTTCTTTTACCATTATTTTTCTTGCTATTTCTATATCGTCTTCATCCAAGCATATATTACATTCTACATAATCGGGATACGATATAGTATTTGCATCTCCTATCGTGTATGCGCAACAATAATCAAACTCCGGCTCTTTAGCTACAGGAATAAAATCTTTATCATCCGCCTCGGATAAAGCGCAATACTCAGCTTCTGTTTCACACAATACAGTCAATTTTTCAACTTTTATAGTTAGATTATTATCTTCGTAATGACCACTATAAAGCCATAACTCCTTCCCCTTGTTTTTGTAGAAGTCATCCAGTCTTTCCTTGATACTTTTCGCTTTTTTGATTTCAATCTTTTCCATGACATTTTTTTTTAATTAGTTATTAAAATATATCTTTTAACAATATCTTCAAGCTCCATAGAAGATAATAAAGTTGGGCTTTTTCCGTACTCGTACAGAGCGTACCCTTCCTTTATGTCTAATATCTTAATCACATGCTTGCCTCTTTCAAATGGATCCATGAAGTAACCTTTGTATTCGTATCTTTGACCGACTTTTATCTTGTCGGTTTTCTTCTTCATCTTATACCGATCTATCGACCTGCTTATTTTTATAAGAGCCGTTACAAACAGGTATGATAATAAAAAGACCGCTGCTCCTGCTATCAATGCTTCTTTCATTAGATTTCTTTTAAGTAGTTAAACCAAATAGCTTCAAGTTTCTCCTGGAACTCAAACGCCTTTTTAAAATTTCCGCACCGTACCGCCACGTTCCTCATCTCTTCAAGATATATGACTTCCGGATCTTGCCGGTATTTTGTTCTTAACTTTTGAACGTCCTCGTATTTCATCGATTTATCTTTTTAGACGGATCCCAATCTGAAGAGAAAGGGCATTCGTTTTTGTTATGTAATCCAAAGTCACAATAATAACACAGTGCCGACGGGCAGGGTAGCTTGTTTTGCGAAACAGGCTGGCTTAGGGTGGCACGCCGCTTGCTATACCTGGCTCCTTCTGCTCCCTGGATGTACGCTTGAAATGATTTTACACTATTATCTTCAAAATCATACATTTTAGATAAAGTGTCATTTAGCATCTCTATAGATTTTGTTTTACGTTCCTCATCCACCTTAACCTTTTGGTACTGCCTGGTTCTGGTAAAGAAATAGATGTTCATATCTGGTAGAACCCCACCATATTTTCTATAGATGTAAAACGAATATATAGGATGCTGTAAATTCGTTTCCAACTTCTTAGAATCAAAAACCTTATTCCCTGATTTCCAATCTATGACATAATGGTGAATTACGTTCTTGCTCTTTATAGCCAGATGAAGGTCTACTGATCCTACTATGTACACATGGGTATGAATTACCCCATTTATGTCAACTGGCTTAGGAAGACGGTACGGCAGCACAAAATCTTCTTCGACTCCAACTATAGCGCCGTGTCTGATAAGTTTCTCACAAGGATTAAGATCACTATCAGCTATCATAAACCTATTGCCGTCTTTTTTAAACAGATCCACAATCCAAGCAAGAAGCTCCCCAGATTGTTTCATGGCTATCATCATATTTTCCGGTGATTGCCAAGGTATGTCTTCTTGGTAAGCATAGTAACTTATTGCTTCTCCAAGGTCTTTGCCAGAAGGCTGCCTTCCGTTCTTGAAGAAGTATTCCAGTGTCTTATGAATAACCGTACCATAAGACGTAGCTTCTTGTTTTTCTGTAGACCTTTTGCCCTCTACGTAAGTCTTATACCATTTCATTGGACAAGTAAGAAACGTATCTATCTGGGAATAAGAAATGGCAAGACGTTTCACACCATTAAACTCCTTATATAGCAAATGCGTTTCCGGGACCATCATAAGCTATCGTCTTTAAATCCTTCTGGGTAATATACAACATATTTCTTGCCATCCTCCGGCGTCATGGCGAATTGCATGTAGTTATTACGATTACGATGTTTGCCATCCAATCCTCGTCTCCAATACAGTATCCCGTCTATATCCACATAAGATCGGCCTCGGTCGGCTCTAACTACGTCCGTGTGCAGCAGATACCCGTCGGAAGACACGATCCACACTTTATCCCCTTTGTTTAAATAGGATATTCTTTTTCTTACAACAACCTTTTTCTTATTATCTAATGCAAATTCCTCATCAGTCATACTCTTCATCCTCCTCTTCTTCTGTTTCAAAATCAATTCCATAACACTGATCATAATGCTTGGTCAGTTCTTCTGGTTCTAAATCTTGTCCAAAATCCATGTTAAAAATATTGTAATTAGTAAAGCACTGTCCCTGCCGGCAGGAAATCTATAAATGCTGCTTTTGCTTCTTCAATTAGGCCCAAGTGTAACCTTGGGCCATTAGCTACAGCCGTTTCTTTTTCCTTCTGTTGTACAGCAATCTTAATAGCACCCAGCTTTTCCTGTTCTTCGATATTAGCCTGTGCTTCGTTCAGAGCCTTGCTTTCAGCCTCTTTACCAAGATTCATGATGTAGCCGGCTTCATCTCTGATGTCACTGATGTTAATGTTCAAAAGATAAAGACCCAATTTATTAAGTTCGTTATCAATGTTTTTTCTTGCCTTATCCAAAAACTCATCCCTATCAGAATTAAGTTTTTCGATTGTCATTTCGGCAATAATCAAACGCATCTGACCGTAAACGATGTCTGTAATAAGATTTTCAGTAGATTCGGTATCCATCCCCAAAAGTCTTTCTGCTGCATTTTGCATGATTTCAGGATTTGTACTGATAGCTACTGTAATAGTTGTAGGCACATCTACTCTAATATTCTGAGATGACAAAGCACCGGTAAGCCTACAATCTATTTGCATAGGCTCCATAGATAAAATATCATAGCTTTGGATAATAGGCAACACGAATGCTGCTCCACCATGATATAATTTCGCCGATTTCTTCTCTCCACCTGTCTTACCATAAACGACCAAGACCTGATTAGGCTTACATCTACGATACCTTGATAAGACTCCGATGATTGTCAAAATAATCACTACAGCTAAGATGGCTGACACGTACATGATTGTTGTCATAACTTTTAAAATTTAATTGTTGATAAAAAAAATTAGATACTTAATTCTCCTTCTTCGTATTTTATATTCACCTTGTCACCGTTTTTGTAAGTTTTTCCAGACAAGCATCTTACTCTCATTTGCTCCTGTCTTCCATTTTTCGAAATATTTACCATATAATGATTCTTCCCTGATCTAAACACTATCTCCACCTCTCTTTCATTTAAATCTTCCGGACATTCGTACACCATTTCTTGCTTTAACTTAAGAAGTAACTTATATACGTAAAACAAAACGATAAAGAAAAACGACCCTATCACAACCCCTACTAAATGGGAACCCGAAAAGTAGGTAGTCCAGCTATATCCAAGAATAAAATGTGTTATGCCCTTGAATGATATGATGTCCGACAAAGACATACTTAGATCAGAAGCATCATCAATATCAATATCCGTATCCAGATCAGATCCTAATATCGACAACAAAAACTGTATAACAAAAGCAAATGACGCTATTAAAGCCATGCATAAAATTATGTCACTTCCCATATCCTTCTGTTATTATTTTGTAAACAAGATCAGTCATATCTTTGATGGTCTCCATATCATAATCATTAATAACAATATTGAATTTTTGTTCCACCATCATTTCCAGTTCAATTTGATCGATAGAATCTAATCCAAGTTCTTTAAACGTCACATCTTCTTCATGAACTATATCTATTTCCGAATTAAGAAACTGAGTAATAATTATATCCTCTATTATCTTTCTGATTCTTACTTTTTCCATTGCTTTCTAATTTTGTTAAATAAATACGTTTTTATGTTTTTCAATCGCTCTTTGTCTGTTTCAGAACTTCCGGTAAACAAATAATCCGGATTGCCTTTAGCCGGCGGCGTAGGCAATTTAGATACGGCAAACAACCAATCCATTTCCTTATTCTTCTTAGACTCCAAATAAGGCTCGGTAGCGATCTTAAATTTTTCAGCTATTAAGTCAAAGAGCTTTGAGTTTTTAAGGTTCATATGGACTGAAAAAGCCTGAGAAGGCGGTTTCCATATGAAGTTACATAAGCTCATTGTATAATCTCCTGACTCTGCTATATAAGATTCTGTTACCTGAAGTATGACCTCTTTCTTGAATGAGGTGTTACCCATAAACCAACACAATCTGGATTCCGCTTCTTTTCTGCTGACACCTATGTCTTTTGAATATGATTCGTACATTCCTATCATAATCTTCAACGTTTCCAGAACCTCGTCTGTCATTTCCGGAGTCTCTATATAATTCACAAAAGACGTTCCTTTGTTGGTCAATCTCATCACGCCTGATTTTAATTTCTCAACCAGGCCAAGCTCTATATACCTCCCAGCATCTTCTTCCGGCATGGCTTCGATCATAACCGTATCCTTCTGTCTTATGGCAAGAAGATTAGCAAGATCATTAGGAGTCATGTCTGATGCTGCAAGTTGTCTGAAATTGATGTACATACCTAATCAGCTTTAATAAAAATAACATTCTTGTTATCTTGTCTATCAACATGTCCACATAAACCAACAATTATGTCTGTACATGAACAAGAATCGTAATCTTCGAATATACACCTATCGCATGTATCACCTTCCACACATTTTAATCTTACAAGTCCGGCATCAAATACTTCTCCTACTTTAAATTCCTTCTTTTCCATATTCCCTCCTTGTTTTTAACTGTTGTACCCTTCTTTAATAATCGAATTTCTACCGGTAGATACCGACTGTCGAAGATCGTCATGTACAGAATCTACCGTAGAATACTTGTTTCTGGTTGTAAAAATCACTTCCAGCATCTCCTTGTAATCACCTAAAGCTACTTCGTATCTCGGATCTACTTTGGCTTTTCTTTCAGCCTCTGCATTACTTTTAGCCAGTTCTCGATCAAGAAGATCTTCTTTGATTCGGTCAGCAATCATATCAAGTTCTTTTTTAATAACTTCTCCTGCTGCCCGAAGTTGACCTTCTACGTCACCAAGCTGGTCTTGGACGGTACCTATTTCTTTCTTTAGACGATCGTATTCGTTAATCATACCCATATCACCTGCATAGCCGGAAAAGTCCTTGATTATTTTGGTTCCTTCTTTAAGGAGCTCAATGACTCGTCTTTTACGTTCTCTGCTTATTAAAGACGGAAGACGATAATTCATATCCGCCACCGCCTTATCATGTATGGAGTTGATTAAAAACATCTCTCTTTCATCCCCTGCAAATTCAGTAAGAACCAAAAGGAACTTACTTATCAGGTATTCGTTTTCTTCTACTGTTAGTCTCATGGTTCTTATTTTTTTTTAATACAATGACTGTTCTTCTTTTGTCTCTTGTTCTTGTTCCTGATTGCCCGTAACGTCTTCCACAGTATAGAGCTTGGGCGGCGTCGGCGGCTGGTTGGGGTTCACGAACTTCGTCCCGCCCTCCCCGTACATCCATCCATGCCCCGGCAGGATCTCTGGGTGGATTGTATTAGTAAGCTCTTCCATACTAACCTGCCTTACCTTCAGTATATGATGAAACACCAGTCCGGCTGTCCTGAATGATGTTTTGTTTTCAGTTTTAAACCTATCAAGAGTCTGATACCAATCTTTCCCAAATATCATATACTTATCCAGCCCGTACCGACGAGGATTATGCAAACCTATCATTAACGTACATAACTGACCCAGCGTATCAGACTGGTAAAAATCAGAAAGACGCGGAGGCTGCTCTTGTGGGCTTTTTATCCTTCCTTCTATCTCTCTGTTGAATTGGGATATGATGAGGAAAAATATGTTTTTATATACTAATTTAGCTTCGTTCATAACCGCCACCAAATCATCTATAGCCGACTTAGGATCTAATCCCATTCTTTTTATCAAAGCAATATGATCGACTTTAAATATTATAAGACGTTTGTCTTTGTGTTTGGTAGCTATATGATACACGGCCGCCTCAAACTCTTTTACCGTACACGGAGCATCGATGTATATTATGTTATTTCTGATTTCACCTTGAAGGATTTCAAACATCCTCATCTCTTCTACTGTATTAGAATCTTGCCTTCTTAATATTTCAGGAGCCCTCTTTTTCATATCCTGGCTCATTCTACGAAGAAGAAGATCTTGAGGATTCATTTCGAACTCGCAATTAACAAGAAAATAATCTTCTGCTTGCGGGTTGATCATCGGATTCATCACATTTTCCAATATCTTTTGGGCCACATACGATTTACCTACAGATGGCCGGGCTCCTATAGCAATAGCAT